GTGAGGAGAGTCGAATGGCTCTGACGGGACGTTTTAATCTTCGCAAAACTTTCACCGGCCGCATCGTCCTGCAGGTGGAGGAGGAGGTGACGGGCTTCTGGGGGCGCATGTTCGGCAAGGCCAAGCTCCACCGGCGCTGGCGCGATGCGAACGTGCTCGATCTGGCCGCGCCCGAACTGCGAAGCCTCGTCGACCTGCGCTTCCGCCCCCGGTACATGCCTCAGACCAATGAGACCCCGCAGGAATGGCCCAAGTCTCCGCGCCAGCTCGAGGCGATCCCGGCACAGACCCTTCATTATGAAACCTACCCGGAAGACGGGCGCTTCTCGACGCATTGAGGAGCGCTGCACCTGTCAGTTTGCCGAGGCAGATCCCGGCCCTGGTTTGCCAGAAGGCGTTCCATCGGGATTCATGCCGTACTTCCTGTAGGTCGCCTGCAGGTCCTCTTCCTCGGCGGCCTTCATGCGGGCGTGGCTCTTGGCGCGGAAGGCTTCATTGGAAACATTCACGCCGACTAGGAGCGGGATGGACGACAGGCCCGTCTTGTCCATGGATGCCGCCATCGCGCCAGCGCCCTGGACGGTGCCGAGAGCGCGTGCTTCGGCCTCCAGTTCGGCGTGAACCCTAGCCGAAGCGGATCCCGGCTCGCCAATGCCCGCACTTTGAGGAGACGCTGCCGTGGCCATCGGGCCGGCGCTTTGACACCCAGCGAGCGCCATGAGGAATGCCACGGCAATTGCGGATTTTCGTGCTGCACAAGACGGCATGTTCCCGGACCTGTTATGACGTAGCGGTATTCTGCCACTTAACACGGTTCCGACTTTGTCTTCCCCATCCAAACAGAGAGGATCGGGCATATTTGTTGGCGCATCGCCTGCACGTCCGATGGGAAGATCTTGAAGCTGCCGTGTCCGCAACAGAGGGCGCCGCGCCAAGTGAAGAGCAGAGAGCCCTGTGGTGGCTCGGTCTCCATTGCCGGGGTGAAAGGCTGCCGATCATGCGCAATCGGAAGGTAGAGATGCTTCTCTCGAAGGTGAATTATGATCTTCGGCTAAGAAATGGTCGGAGTGGCAGGATTTGAACCTGCGACCCCCACGTCCCGAACGTGGTGCGCGACGCTGAAACCCCTTATTTTCTGGGCTTTTTCAGTTGCGGTTGACTCTGAATGTTCACGTTCTGTCGTCGCGAACCTGTCTACAGCCTGTCTAACGCGCATCAGGCTTTTCTCACAATGTTATCAGCCGCTTGCTTCTGAAAATCGGCATGATGATGGCCATAGGTCTTCTCAAGGGTCTCGACAGTCATTCCGAGGAAGCCGGCCGCCTCCCACAGATCCGTTCCGCGCTGCATCAGCCAAGTCGCGGCAGTGTGTCTCAAAGTGTGCGGCGTAACCCCCTCAAGGCCCGCATCCTCACAGGCTCGGCGGAATGCCTTCTCAAGGTCGGTCCCGATCGGCTTGCCATTCCATTCAACCGCATAAAGCTGGCCCTGCTTGCGCCAGCGCGTCAGGTGAGCAAGGAGCCGATCCGGCAGTCTAACCGGTGGCCGGCGCTTCTTGGTCTCAACCTCGCCCGCGGCGCGCCGGTAGAAGACGCCCCGCTCAAGATCGATCCAGCCTGAGCCTGTTCCCGGCATGAGGGTCGCGCCGCAGACGGCGCCAGCTCGCGATCCGGTGTAGAGCGCCACTAGGACAAACCGCGCCACGTGTCGGCGGCTGTAGCGTCCCGTCATGTGCCCCTTCTGTGTCTCCCGATAGCGCCAGGCCGCCCAGATCAGGCGAGCGGCTTCCGAGCGGGTCAGCCAGCGCTCCCGGGGCGGGGACCGCTCTGGCAGCACAACCTCAACGATCTCATTACAGAGCCCCTCGGCACGGTGATATTTGATTGCCGCCCTCAGATCCTCCAGCTCGCGCCTCGCGACCTTCTTAGCCCGCCAGGTGACGTAGGCGCGGCAGTTCCGGCCATTCACATCGGCTAGGGTCTTGCCGGTCCAGAATTTGAGGAGGGGAATGGCTCGCTGGGCGACTTCCTCAGGGCGGGCCTGCGTCGGTGCTTTGTCAGTCAGATAGATATTGATGACGTCCGCTACCGGAATCGCAGTGGCACCACGGCCGCGCTCGCGCGAGGGGCGGTACTTTTCTGCGATGTAGTCGGCGAGGGCTTGCTCTGCCTCTGGCGGAGCCTTTCGGCGGTTCGTAACGCGGATGCCTGTGCTTCGCTTAGCCGCTCCGTCTCGGATGACCCAGACGCCCTCTCTCTTGCGCCCGTCCGTTCCTTTGAAGGACGGCTGCGCCCAGAGGCGGGGGCCTTTGTGGTGTTGCGGCATAATTCCCTCATGCTCTCAATGGCGGCCAGGGTCGTGTAATCCTTCCCGGCGATACGTTCGATCATCAGATTTCCTCGCGCGGCCTCCTTACGCAAGCCGCTAACGCCAATGGACCCATCGGGGAAGGCCAGCCGAGCCGCTGTCTCGAGGCGGAGCGGAGTGGTGGGAGAGACGTTCTCAAGTGTGAGTTCCTGTCTCATGACGTGCTCAACTTCCTCAATTATCCATGACCATAGCGAAAGCGCAGATCTCAGCCTTTGCGACGCTCTAGATGTTGGGTCTCAAAGAGTTGGCTGTCCCCGCTAGCATCTCGATTCGCTGAAACGTCCGTGCGATGCGCAGGGCGCATGAGACCGTTGATCATTGTGGGCTGGCCTTCGACCAAAGTCGAAGATAGAAGGCACGCATCCCGTCGCGTTGCGGCGGGCGCCCTTCTTGGGCGTTTCCTCCCTAAACTTCGGGCCGCTCGCAAGGGTGGCCTTTTTCTTTGCTGTCTCATCCTCTCGGTCATGAGCAGGCTCCCTTCCGTCTGGAATTGAGAGTGGCGGTTTCAAGGCCGAACGGCTGCGCTTGGTGCATGCCAGCTTGGCATTGGATGAGGTGACAGGCTTGGGATCGCCTCACCATCTCAGGGGAGACGCGATCATACCTCCCGCTCGCGTCGTTCCCTCTGGAAGGGCCGAGGCCCCACCTTCGGGCTGCTGGAAACGGCAGCCCTTTTTGTTGCCTGCTCATGGCCGGATGTCATCTCGGTAAGGCCTCGTTAAGCATGTCGGCCTAGAACGGCCCGACCGAAGGCCGATGCATTGCCCCATCTTGTCCTCGGCTTTCGGAGAGAGGGTCGCTGTCTGGGCAGCGGCCCTTTTCGCATTTGATTGAGCTTTGACCACAGGCGCACCTCAGTGTGTCAGGACGGCTATAGCCAGCACGAAGCATGCGGCTGCGAAGAACCAGAGGAACCACGCGGGGTAGGGGTGGTAACCGTCTTCGGGGATCATGCCACCCATCGGTTCTTTCCGGCGTTAATCACTTGGAAGCGACGCCACCGCACTCTATCGACGAGGCGTGGGTATCCGCCGCTGTCTCGGAAAGGTGGACCTCCAGTGGAGTTAGCTCTGGTCGTACTAGCCGTGGCTACCTTCGCAGCTTTGGTCATTCCATCGCTTGTGGGCGTATTCCTCGATCCCCACGGGTTCAAGGATCGTCCGATGCCGCCGAGCCTTGCTCCTCCCAAGGAGCGCAACCGATTTGGATTGCCGAACCGGGTGCTCATACCGCGCCTCCGAAAAGGTCGCTCTTCGCAGCCTCAGCATCAGCCTTCGCCCTACAGTCCCGAGCGATCTGCTCCATCATCGCCAATTGGTCGTCCGCAAACGCCTGAGTCATACGGCGATCCTCGACCCAGCGCGGATAAACGCGGCGGCGTTGCTTCACTTCCCGTCCGGCGCAAGTAGCCAGTTGCTCTAGCGTGAAGGTCATGGGTGCACCTCAGTCGCAGATCCACCGTGCTCGACCGCTGGAACGCGAGACGGAACTGCCAAACCGGCCGGCACGGCGGAAGGGGCTTGATACGGCTTGCAGCGCGAGCCGACGGTGAGCCAGATACGCTCAACACGTGCATTGTGTTCGTCAATACGATCGGACAGATCCCTTCCAATGAGTAGGGACGGCGGGATGTGGATGGGTTCGCTCACCGGCTGCTGCTCCTGATGACTTCTCCGGTTCTCCGGTCCACAAGATCACCGTTGATCTTTTGCTTGAACCGGCTGTCTCGGCTCGTCGGGAACTTGCTCGGCTTGCGAATACCGACGTGGCGCATTTTCATGCGCTTCGCTTTGGCGATACGGGCGATGTCGCCGTCACTACCGTGGGTCTTGGCATCGGCGCAGGCCTTATGAGCCGGCCCGCGGTTCTCCATGGCATTCGTGCCGCCGAGGCCGAGAGCCCGAAGGTGCTCGTCAATCCATGGCTCGCCTGCCTCAATCTTCCGATCGCACAGGACGCAACGACCGCCGAAGGATTCGAACAGCTTGAGGCGTTGCGTGGGCGTCAGAGGCTTGCGCTTGGTGCTGCCGACGTCCTCAGTCATGCTGCCCTCTCGACAGTCCGCGTTAGCGTCTCCGGTTGAGTGCCGATCATCTCAGCCAGCACGTCGAGAACCTTGTTCTTGCTCTCCTGGAAGACCTGCTTGCCCATAGCTGCCTTGGACTGGCTCTTCGCTGTCCAGACGGTCACGACGGCTTCAAAGGTCGTGACGACGGCGAACTCATCCATCGGCTTGATGAAGGCAGCGATCCTCAGCGCCTCAGCCTTGGAATTGCAGACGATCGAGCGTTCATCACGGTAGCCGGCCTTGATCAGAGCATACTTGCGGAGATGCTCTTCCGTCGGGAAGCGCTCGGCCTGACTCTCGGGCAGGTTCATCCATGCTAGATGGATCGCCGCAAAATAGTGATTGTGGTTCGCCTGGGAGCGGTGCTCCTGCACGGCCAGGCGGTATTCCTCGCCGACCACATACGACCGGTCGCACTCTGCCTGGAAGCGACGGTGCGGGACCATCGCCTGCCCCGTCCATTGGAATAGAATTGGAGCCGTGCTCATCGGTCAACCTCAGAACGGGATATGATCGTCGGCGAGCTGCGAGGCGCGGCTCTGCGGCTTGCCGGCTGGCGGCTCGCGGTTCTCCGGCATCGCGGTTGGGTCCGAATCGGCCTCAAGCTCCTTGCGCTTGGACTCGTCTACTGACTTCACCCACGCCTGATCCTCCGGGTTGAGCAGGCTGTATTCCCGCTTGAAGTTCGCGTTCTGCCAGAGCTTGTCGAGCGAGGCGATCGAGGGACGCGCCTTGACGGCCTTGACCATCTCCTCGGCAGGAGAGGGCTCAGGAGCTGGCCCTTTCTTTTGGGCCTGCTGCTGCCGCTGCGGTGGAGTGTCCTCATCCGCGTCCGGGTCCTCGTAATCGCCAGTAGGGATCTCGAACAGGGTCAGGTGGAAGTACTTGTGCGCGGACGTGTGGCACTTGTTTAGCGCTTTGTCGTCAAAGCCACCCTTGGTGTTGCGCGCCGCCGCCATGCCGGTACGGACAATCTTTTCCGGCCACGTATCCCCGCTCTTGTGAGCGATCGTGAACTCGTAGTTCACAGCGAGGATCGTGCCGCCCTCTAGGAACTCACGCGACTTCTCGTTCTGGAAGACGACAAGACCCTCGCGAGCCATGAGCGGCTGAAGCTTGTGGAGGATGTCGGATGCGGAGGCGTACTTGTAGCGGTGAAACTCATTCACACCCCGCTTCTCGACGGCGCCAACCTCTTCCATCACCTTCGCAATCGATGTCACAATGGCGCTCATGATCACATCACCTTCTCTTCATGGACTTTGAGGCCGGGCACAGTCTCGCCACGGACGCCACGGCTCACGAGCTTCGCGGCCATGCCATCGAGGAACTCCTGATACTCATCCTTCTGGTTGGCCCAGAGGTAGCGGGCGAAGGCGGTGTAGTCCGTCACTTCCGCCCGGTAGGTAGTCCGCAGCCCTTTGGCGCGACCGGCGCCGGTGACGTGCGCCTTGTCCTTCTCGGCTCGACGGGCGGCCTTTTCTGCTTCCTCAGCCTGCTTGAGTTGTGTCTCGGCAGCCTCACGCGCTTCAAGGTCGTAGCGGTGAGACGCCTGCATGGCCTCTTCGGCTTTGCGGCGCTCTTCCTCGGCAACTCTACGGGCCTCCTCAGCCTTGGCCCGCTTCTCGTCCTCCATCTTGCGGAGGTATGGCGTCAGAGCTTGCTTGCAGGCATCCCTGGCCAGATCGCAGCGGGTGAGCAGTGGCTTGAAGGTTTCCTGCACCGCCTTCGCTGCTTCGTCATGTGGACGCTTCTGCTCCATGCGCAGCTCATCGGCGACCTTGCGAGCCTTCATGATCATGCCGTCGAGAAGACCAACGGCATCGGCCTGCTTCTGGTCGGCAATCGGCTCTCCGTCGAGGAACCCCTTCGCCTGGTCAAACAGAACGAGGATCTCGCTTTCGATCGTCTCGAAAGGTGAGGGCGGATTATTGTGGCCGATGCTTGCGATAGCGGCGCTCATTGTTGCTTCCCTTCCTTGGGCAGTTTGATCAGAGGCTTCTGCCATCCGCACTCCTGAGAGAGTTTTGCGGTGGTCTTTGCCTTGAGGCGGTCGGCGTACCGGGTGATTGGGCCACGGCCGCGCATGGTGAGAGTTGCTCGCTTCACAGCTTCACCGCCTGACAGACTGAGAAGATGATGAAGCCGACTAATCCGCAGCACAGAGCGAGAAGGAACCAAGTCTGAGCGGCGTCACAGAAGGCGCGGCACTTGGGATGCTTGAAGGACATCTCAGTAACCCCTCGGGTAGACTTCGGCCTCGCCGCGAGCGACGTTCTTGCCGAGGAGGGTGAGTTCGTACATCACCATGTTGCTGCTACCGGCCATGCGCTTGTCCACGCGGTAGCGATCGAACAGTCCGTGGTAATAGGCGGCCTTCATCACAGGGTCGCTGTCGCTGGTGTAGAAGTGATCCCGGTAGCCAGCTTTGAGACCCGTCCCGCCGTAAGCGTGCTCCACGCAATGCAGGATGTCGGACGAAAGGTGAGGGGCTAGCGGATGACGTTCTGGCAGAACTTGGTCGCGCCACTCGGCACGGACTACACGAGCGTACTTCAGCACGTCCTTGAACTTCATGTTCCAGGCATCGCTAAGGCGATAGTAAAGCTCGCTTACAGCCTTCCCGCGCGTTGGAGCATAGATGTAATCGGTTATAGTCGTGCCGTAGCCGGAGACGGTCGCCTGCCAAGCCTTTCTGGTGCGCTCCTTGTTCGCCATCACGCAGCTCCTGGATAATCCGGGTCGTCGGCAGTGATGCGGTTCTCGTCGTCGCCGCCGCAGGGGCAGGGGCCGACAGAGAGGCTGTAGCGATCAGCGGTGAAGATCCAGCCGCGGCCAGCGCAATGGCGGCAAAGCTGATTGCCCATCGTCACATTCAGGATGTCTTGGATCGAGACTTGCTCAATCGTGATCGGCTGGACGGGTCGGGAACGCGGACGGAATGATACGACTTCGCCCATCTCACGCTCCCGCTGCAACAGACAGAAGGGCGACAGCCACGGCAAACACGCCGAGGCAGGCTAACTCACACGCATCTGAGAGAAGGGATCTGAGGAGGGGCATCAGGGGCTCATCCGTTGTTTGGATGAGCCTAGTCTGCACGGAAAAATCCGTATGTCAAACGAAAAACGGAAATTTCCTTGCGGTCATATCGGTATGTGGTAGCTTATCATACGGAAGAAAGTTCTTGGATTGTTCCCCGCAATCCACAGACAAGAAAGCCCGGCGCTGAGCCGGGCTGTGGAGAATGTCATGCAGAAATATGCTGGCGGTCCGGCTGCTCAACCGGGAGGCGCAGACGAGAAGCTAATGAGCCTTTCGGCGGCTGTGGCGCTGTGCCAGGATGAAGGCGGCGAATGTTGCGCGTGCGTTGCTATCGACCTTGCCTCCGTTCGCTTTGCTCCATTCGAGGAAGGTGTCAGGGTCGATTTCGACTTTCTCGAGCGTATAGCTGGCGTAGCGAGGATCTTTCATAAGACCTTCGGTCCTTCGGAGCCAATGGTCGTAGTCGGGTTGAAAATCGGGATCGATGGAGAGCCAACGAGACCAGTCTTCTTTTCTTAGCCATGCTACAGCGATCCCCTGAACGCCTTTCTTAGGTGGGCCCGTCATGCGGTCTACTCCCCTGATGACTGCTTCTTCTTGCCGCGAGAGCGGCGGTGGTTCTCCTAGAGGCGCGTTACTTTGCACACGACGCGGCCAATCACTTGCAGGTCCTCTGCGAGTATTTCATCCGTGCCATGCGCCGGATTATCGGACTTGATTCTGATCTTGACCGGGTTGCTACCTTTCACGACCTCCAGCCGCTTCACAGCTATGCCGATGCCGTCGAAGATTGCGAACAACCCATCTGGCGAGGGCGCTGTCTGGGCGCGATTGATCATCACCCGATCCCCAGGCAGCAGGGTGGGAATCATGGAGTCGCCATCTACTGGAATGAAATCGACATCACCCTCTCGGGCGCGCAACTCGGTATGTAAATAGTCGACCGGAAGCTTCCATACTGCTCGCACTCCGTCGAGCACCTTGCCATCCACCATAACGCCAGGCGCGAGCCTGCCTTCGCCTAGGCCGGCTATGACATTTCTTTCTGGCACCTCGCCGGGTTGAAGGTCCCCGCGCTGGATGCGGATCTCCACCGCATGGGTGGCCCGATCCTCAATGAACTCCGGGTCTGGCTCAAATTCTTGCCCAATCGGCACGCGGCGGATGTGGTCCTCGTCCCCAATCTCGTACTTAAACAGCGACCCAGGCTTCAATTCGAACTCCTCTTCGATCGCCGTAACCTCGGCAGCCCCGATGGATTTCTTACGTCCATTGAGGAAGTCGCGAAGGTAATCCGGTTTCCGGCCGATCTTCCTTGCCAAGGTGGTCGGGTCGAGCCCCTTGGAGTCAAGGAGCGTCGAAATGTTGGTCCGGAGGCGTTCTGGGCTGGTCTGTCTCATAGGCGGAATTATCCGCTTTCTCTCAAACGGAAGCGATACGGAAATTTCCTGTTGTACAAACGGATATTTCCGTTCAGTATGTCCGCATGGAAGAGACACTGCGCCACCACCTTTTCTTATGCGTACGGGCTTTCGAGCGGGCGACTGACACCACGCCAGCGACGGTCGGAAAGCGTGCGCTTAACGACAACACGTTCTTTGCCCGGATTTCCGAAGGGCAGGGGTTCACGGTCAGGACCTTCGACCGCGTCATGGAATGGCTCTCCGCCAACTGGCCTCACGATGCTGAGTGGCCGGAAGGAGTCGAGCGTCCCGACGCTCGAGAGAAGGCTGCCTGATGCCTTCCATTCCCCAATCCCCTTCCATCGGCACCGCCTCCTTAGCCGCCGATGTGAAGAGCGCGGGCGGCGCACTCCCTTGCCCCGCCGCCGCCCGCGCTTTCGTTTCAGCCCCCGCTTCCACGGCTCTGGTTATGCCCCGCCGGGGCGCGAACATCATCTCAAATCACTAGGCAAACGTTCCATGAACACTCGGAACCCGTATACCTCCATCAAAGCAGCCTTTGACGCTGATGTTGACCGTCTCGGTGGCGTCGTTGTCGCTGCCAGCAAGAGCCGGGTAGGGCAGGCGCTCATCTCCCGCTACTCGTCCATCTCCGATCAGAACATCACCACGCATGTGCCGGCTGATGTGCTCTTGGACATCACGATGGAGCTCGTTCGCCGTGGCGGCACTCCTGAGACGCTCCAAGTTCTCGCTGACTTGGCAGGCTTCAAGCTTGTGCCGCGGGAGTCTTCGGGCGTAGCTGGCGATAGCCTCATTCGACACCTTGCCGACACTACGAAAGCTCAGGCTCGTCTTTCTACGACGATCGCTGACGCTTTGGCAGACGGTCGCATCGACCCGCGTGAGAAGCAGGCAATCGATGCCGCGGCCGCGGCCGAGGAGAAGGAACTCGCCGAACTGCGCAATGACCTGCAGCCCGCGACCGTGACCCCGATCCGTGGGAGTGCGGCATGAGTGAAATGGCCCCCGATCTTATCCGCTCCTACGTGGACCGGATCCTCCGCATCAAGGAGGAAGAGGACACCCTGAAGGCAGATATCAAGGACATCTACGCCGAGGCCAAGGGCAACGGCCTGGACAAGACTGCTTTGGGCGATCTGATCACGCATCTTCGGAAGCAAGCCAAGAACCCTGAGAAGCAGGCTGAGCGTTCGACGCTGTTCGACCTGTATCTCGACGCCTACACGAACGCGCCTCACGCGCATACGCATACGCGTGAGGGCTGATCATGGGCGATATCTGCATCCTTGGCGTCGATCCCGGCTCTTCCGGCGCAATCGCCCTATACTGGCCTTCCGCCCCTCACGTGATAATTGCCGAGGATGTGCCGACTGTTGACGGGGCGATCAATCCCGCCGCTCTCGCCCGCCGTCTCGAAGAGGCTCGGCCCTCCCTAGCGATGGTCGAGCTGGTCGGTGCCATGCCAAAGCAGGGCGTCTCCTCAACCTTCAAGTTCGGTGTCGCCTATGGCTTGGTTCGCGGTGTCATCGGGGCTGCGTTCATCCCCATGCACCTCGTCACCCCTGGCAAGTGGAAGAAGCATTTCCGCCTTTCGTCCGACAAGGAAGAGGCGAGGGCGCTTGCAACCCGCCTCTGGCCGGCCGCGACGTGCTTCGCGCGCAAGAAGGACCACGGTAGGGCGGAAGCGGCTCTGATCGCTCGCTATGCCGCTGAGACCATGTTCAGCGACTTCAAGCTCACTCACGTAGCTGACTAGCCACGCAGCAACCCCTTGGGAGACCGACATGCCACTATCTCCAGCCGCAGAACGGGAAATGCTTCAGAGGCACGGAACGGCGGCCTTTAAGCTGAAGCCGGGCAGCATCGTCAGCGCGGCCGAGCAGGATCTCCGCATCCGTCAGAACAAGAAAGATGACATCGATGAGCCCGGCCGCCCTTATGCGTTCGTATGCTCCCACGTTCGAAAGGCGAAAAGTGCAGGGGAGTTGATTGAGCTTGCCCTGGCGCATCCCGAGAAGGGTGTAGATAGCGGCAAGTATAACACGCGCCTTATCTACGGCGATCAAGACCTTCTGCGCGCCGCTCTTGCTCTGGCGCAGGCCAGGGCGATCGTCATCGAGGCGGCCGAATGAGCAAGCGCGGGTACGGCATCTTCAATCCGAAGCCGGAGAAGGTGCTCTCCACGGCGCGCATTGAGCAACACGTCTGCGAGATCTGCGGGCAGCGCGGATCCTTCGGCTATGGCGCTAGCTACCTGCGCGGAATCGAAGGCCGCTGGCGGTGCTTCTCCCATCGCATGGAGAACGAAGCAAAGGGAGAGGCGGCATGAGCATCGATCCCGCCATTCTGCGTGCCATGGCTGATGCTGGCGCTTCTATCGAAGTGATCTTGGCTGCTGTGGAAGCGGCGAAGGCAAGGGAAGACGCCGTTCTCGCGGAGAAGCGTGCGAAGGCAGCGGCGAAGAAGGCCCGCCAACGTGCCGCTAAACGTCCTGCCGTCACCCACATGTCCCCCGATGTCCCGGGGACAAGCGGGGACACATCGGGACAGGCCGGGACGGCAGGGGACACCCCCTCCCAGGTTCCCCCCAATGATAATAACTCTAACCCCCCTCCTACCTCCCCCGGTTCCGATGCTGACGCATCGGCGCTGCCTGCTGTCAGCGACCCAGAAGTTTCGATCAACGACCAAATCTGGAATTCGAAAGCAGCCCTGTCCGACCTGTCGGGCAAATCGGAAGCCAGCGTCGGCAAGTGGATTGGCAAGGCGCTGAAAGACCATCCGCCCGATGTCGTGAAGCAGGGCATCGACGCCGCCCTGCTCGCCGGAACCCGAGACCCCTTCAGCTATGCCCGGAGCGTGATGCTCAACTCTCGAGGAGCCCAGAATGCCAAGTCAGGAAATCGCAACGGTCGCTCCCATCCCGCCGCTCGACTCGAGGGCACCGCGGCTCGAGTCGCTGCCATCATGGGCTACGGCGATGAACACGATGGTGATGGATCTTCGGAAGAACGACGCGTATCGGATCGGTCCGCATGGTCGGAAGGTCGTAACCCTTCCCGCTTCCTCGATGCCGAACCAGACACAGCGGGCGTTTATCGAGCGTAGGGTCGCTGAACTCGACCTGATGAGCCAGCCGGGACCCGCGAAGGAAATCGACGCCACCATCGGCGCGATCATCATCCGGTACGCCACGGCGCGCCAGGATGACGACATGATCCGCGCCCGGTCCGAGGGCTATCGGATCGTACTGCGGGACTTTCCGGCGTGGGCTGTCCGCGAAGCCTATGCTCGGTGGCTGAAGGGCGAGATCGGTCGTGAGTACGACGCATCCTTCCCGCCGCCTGAGCGCGTTCTGCACGATGCCGCGAAGAACCTCGTAATGGCAGCTATGGGCCAGCGTATCGGCCTGCAAATGGTACTCGACGCCGTGAGCTATGAGCCACCGTCCGAGGCCGAGATGCAGGTGCGTCGGCGCCAGCTGGAGCAGGTCATCCAGGGCATCGCTACCAGCGTCAGCCCTGAAGATCGCGGCCCTGGCTCGCTGAAGCGTCGGCCGGAAACTCCCGAAGAGCAGGCGCGCAAAGAGCAAATCTTAACCAACCCCGGGAAGGGTATTCTGGCCGGTCTACGTGAGATAACGGAGGCGAACCATGCCGCAGCCGAATGAAACGGAAGCGACGGTGGAGCAGCGCGCCCGTGCGGTGCGCTACTGGGAGCAGAAGATCCGCCCGCAGATGGCTACGAAGGAGCAAGCCAAGCCGAAGGAAGATCCTTTCGAAGCTCTTGCGCGCCTCAAGTCCGAGGGCTGGGGCGATCTGGCGGCCAGTGACGCCATCAAGGCGACCTTGCGGAATGCGAACAAAGGTGGGGCTGCATGAAGTACCGTGCTCCCCATGAAATCGCTGCCGAGATCAGGGCGGCCAAATGGGCAGGAAAATCCCTGACCGAACTTGAGGCTGAGTTCGATATCAGCCGGCGAACTGCCGTCCGCTACACGAGGGGCGTCACTGTCAGGGCGAGGGCAGGGCGTCAAGCCCAGTACGACCCTGAGAAGGTGCTGAACCTGCTCAAGCAAGGCCTATCGCAAACCATCATCAGCGAGCGCCTCGGCATCTCCCGCGCACAGGTCTACCGCATCTGCAAGCGCACCTATGGCGTCGGGCCTTCAGAACTCCCCGCCCATCTCGCCCGCATGGAATGGAAGGCAGCTGCATGACGAACCTCCCCCGCTTCGATCTGTCTGCTGAAGTCCAAGAGTGGCTGCAACTTGCTCCTGAGCTCGTTGCGCAGTTCAAGGAAGTCCCGCCTGTCGACCACACACCCCCGGAGACTTTCGAGGGTCTCACCTGGTTCGTGGTCGTCTGCAATCCGAAGTGTGAGCGGAGGGCACAACTTGGCCTCCGCCGCTCCGGGTACCAGACGTATCTGCCGGTTGAACGAAAGTATGTCGTGCGCTCTCGCAAGAACGTTGAGACTGAGAACCCGCTTTTGCCGCGATACCTGTTCCTCGGGCTCCGGGCCTTCGGTCAGGAAGGCGGGCAGGACCTTTACAAGCTTCGTGGCATCGATGGAGTTGAGAAGGTGGTTAGGTTCGAGGGCGAGCCTCTCACGGTCCACTACAAGCGCCTTGAGATCCTGCGAGATCGGGAGCGGGAAGGGGAATTCGACCACATCAAGCGTGCAGAAGAAGAGAAAGCGCGCAAGAAGGCTCTCAGGGCCAAGTGCCGCCCCGGTGCCCATGTCAGTCTACTGAACGGTGCCATGGCCGGCTTGCATGCCGTCGTTCAGAAGGTCCAGTCCGGAGGACGCATCGAGGTGCTAATCGACTTCCTCGGTGGTGTGACAAGGGCTAAACTGAAGCTCGACGAAATTGATTTGATTGAGGCTGCTGAATGAAGGCGATGCACGCGATATGCCACCATGTAGATAACAGGCCGGACCACTTCCATTCGGACGGAGAACTGGGTCGCTATCGATCGGGGATCTGGAAGCTCGAAGCGGACGAAGCATCTGGCCTTAAGGGTGGTTGGCTGTACCTTCATGAGACGAGCAAACAGCGGGCATACCTACGAGCAAAGATCGAGTCCGTCGAGGGCCCCGATGCTGAAGGGAAATATTGGTTGGTTGTCCGCAAACAGCCAAAGACGGGCAACGTGGCTTGGCGCGGCGCAGTAGCTACTTCAAGCAGCTATGTCAGGGTTGTCGATGCTACTCTCCCCATCGAAATGGAAAACGCCAGCACCTAGCACTTGCAACTAAGGCGCTGCCACGCTAGTTATATGTTCACAGAGCAGGGCCGTGTGTTGCAGATTTGCCACCGCGTGTCCTGCGTTAGCATTGGTCGAATGCCCCGGCGAGATGATCGCGCGGGGCTTTTTTGCGCCTCAGTGGCCTATTCGCTAGCCGCGACCGTAGTACTCGCGCCTCTCCCAGTACGGACGCTCATGATGGCGACGCCACCAGGGACGTGCCCAAGGCGGCGGGCCATCACCGCGACGCCAGTGCGGACGATCATAGTGGCGCCGTGGCGGACCACCGTACCTGCGCTCATAGCGCGGTGGGCCATAGTATTGGATGCGCTGCACCAAGGTACTGGAAGCGTCGGGGATGACTACAGGGCTTGTTAATGGGTTCGCAGAGGCTGTCTGAGCTGCAAAGCCAGCGGCAGCGAGCGCAAGAGCAAAGACCACTTTCTTCAACATGTTACCCTCCTCAGGGAATGCATTGAGAGTGCACCCTAGGGAGTGAACCCGCTCTGAATGTAGATCGGTCTAAGCGTTCATCTTTCCTCATGCCCTCTAAACGCAAATCCCACATCCGAGACGACGGCTGCCTCATGATCGAGATAAGCCCCAACCTCTACGTTGAAGAGAGTATCGCTGAGAGGCTGGGGTTGCTGAGGTAGTGACCTGGGCCGATGTGACAGCGCAAGCCAGGAAGGATTAATCCCGGAGATATCATTGCTCATCACTTCTCAGAAGGACATTATTCCGGAGTCTCCAGACCCGGGTGATGCTATGGAAAGCCTGTTAATTGCTTCTGTCTTCCTGAGCGTGACCCTCACGACCTTCATGCTGCTTGTCACCCTGACGAACATGGCGAGCCCGATACTTGGATTGACCATCCATTAAGGCGCTCTCGGCCAATACCTTGAGGACTTGGCTGAGAGTCCGGGGCTGCTGCGCTAGGTTAGCAGAGCCGAGCGATAACTGATTGCCCACACACATAACCCAATACCCACAACGAGAGCGAGCCAGTTCAGGGACCGATCCAGCAATGTAGCGGGCAGAACGGCAGCGGTTTGGGCGCGCGTCTTCTTCGGTGACAGATCTACCGGCATGATTTGTCCTTCAAAGCTGAAAGGGTTTCGAGGAGGGCGATTGCTCGGATCAAGCAGGACCACAGGGGCCTGGTGCCAAAGGCGGCAAGCAGGATCCGATCATCTTCTCGTTGTACCAGAGCTCCACCCGGCAGTTGTTTGCTAGGCTGCTTACCCACTCACGAGCTTGAGCCTCACTGGTCCAAACCACAGTCTTGACGGTGGCTAAGCCAGTAGACGGGTCTACGATGACAGCTTGGTAAGGCTGGGTTGAGTTGGTCGACCAGTTCATGATGCACCTCAGAGCCTTATGGCGCTTCGAGGTGCGGGGTCGCGCCTAAAAGGGCAGTAGTCGACTTGGGAACCACTGATCTATCAAATATGGTGATGGCGGGAGGCTATTTACAGGTCATTCCTTGAGTTGCACAAAGACCAGCAATACCTCGTCGACCGTTAGGTCGGGCGAGCCTAATGCAGGGTTTCTGGGATGAACCGCTCACTCCCCATGGTGACCCTGACTGATGCCACCGGTTGCCTCCTGTCGTTTTTGACTTCAACGGTGATCGCGCCGCCTTTGCTTGCTGGGAGACGATCTGACCCGAATTCACCTGCGATGTGCATTGCGGCGGTCTCGGCAGCATCGATATTCTTCAGGTCCAGCCCGGTTTCATCAGGCTCGAGGCCGAAACCTTCTCGTAAGTCGAAGTAAAAACGAGGCACAGGTCGTGCTCCTAAAAGGACTCAACCCTTAGTTCTGTCCATGGTTCATAAGTATTCTCACCACGTTGCCTGACATCAATGCCTCAGACTTCGCGACCACAAAGCAGGGCCGAGAAGGTGGGCTCCTCAGAAGCTAAGGAAAGCCATGGCCAAGAGCCCGACGAAGCCCACGGCAGCGATGCATATGAAGGCTAGCCAAGTTTTGGATCGTCCTTTTGGCACATCGCCGAACATGAGGCCTCCACTGAAATTCCCGATAGGTATCTCGTAGGCTTTGATTGAATGTTCTTACGGTCCGCCAGGTAACGTAGGGCCGATCTCAGGGACATCCTTCTCCGCTTCCTCACCCTGACGCTCAGGTGAAACCAGACGGAACTCCAATTGTCCGAGATGCGCAAGAAGCAGATCTGAACTGTCACCTGCAAAGCTCACTCGGCATACCTGCTGAGTTGACATTTGAGGTTAGTTAGGAAGTGTGTCGTTTGGGTTGACTGCGACATCCGTCACAGTTTCCAGTACAGTACCCGCCACAATGGGCGGCGCTCCTAGTGAGATGGTGATAGCGGCAGAGCACGCTGGGCAAGCATAGACCGTACCGCTCTGGAGGGCGCCTGAGCTTTCAATGTCGACGCTGTAAGTCTTCACGCTCAACAATGGCTCTGCGCAGTTAGGACATTTCGCTGACATGGCACACCCTTAGTCGCATTGCCGGAGTGGAACCTAGTATTGATACCTGGTCAATCGAGGCTGAATGCCCAAGCTCCTCAATCGCAGAGCAAGGCCGAAAGAACAGTAGCAATTATACTTTAGTTGTGGATCCAGAATTGTGTGACTTTGGTCACAGAGAACCACTCCACAGTGAGCCATCCTCATCCTGGCCTGTCGTGTGCGCAGTAGGATTAGGAGAGCGGGATGATGCAGCCGAAGCAGATCGCCCCTGAACCCAGCCAGAATGCTGTCAAAGAACATGTGAAGGAGATGTTGAGGAAGCTTCCGAGAAGAACGCAGACCTCTAGGCAAGCTCACTCAAATCATTCTTGCAATCTGACGAAAAGGCAGGGCTTCTGAGGTAGCGCTGCCTTAGATCAGGTGCCCGATCGACATGCCCAGCAAGGCAACGGCTCCCAAGCCATCGATCAGAAGCAAAGAGTTGATTATCCGCTCGAAGATGGCTTCGCGGTTGAGCATGTTTGTGGCCTCCCCATGATACTTCATAGGGAAGCTTCGCCTTAGGCTCTTTGTGCGAGCGCAAACACTGATGCTTGATGCCCCGGCCAGTACGTAGAGGAGCACCTGGCCGAGAGGCTGGGGCTGTTGAGGTAGTACCTAGCCGTGACGCACCGGTGGCTTTGCTCCAGACGGAGGAAACCCGGTCTCCATGTCGAACTTTCGCCGCCGGCTCTCAACTAACGGGATCCTCATTCTGATGCTCAAGAGGAGCATTATCGAAGTGTCCGTGAAGGCTGCCCGCGGTGTTCCATTCGTGGGTGCGCCGAAGATGTTGGTAGAAGTTGATTTCAGGTTGGCAACTCTCGCGGCACGAGACTGGTCTGAGAGCTTAACCATGATGTCATGCGCGAAGTCATTCCGGATCTTTCTTATGATCTCGCAATCGTCTCTCTCCCGCTGAGATACCAGCCCTAGCGCAAATGATGCCGATACACGGCTGGAAAATGTCGAGAGTGGCGAGCTACCTCCGCTCGACAAAAGCCTTTTGCTCGCCTCATCTTCGAGGAGGAATGCAGCTATCAGCTTCGCAAGCGCGTCATCCAACATCGCGGCACATACCAGTACACACCCGCGTTCGCTCTCATTATTAAGTTCGGCGGTTTTCTGGAAGAGTTCGGGCAGGAAGTCGGGCGGTGAGCCCGCAAACTGGATCTCGTGATCGCTCATTTCTCCTCCCGGCCCTGTGATCGAGTAAAACTTACAGCAGTCGTGCCCGTGGGCAAGCTCACTAATATCAAGCCTCGGTTGTCCTCCGCTCCTCTCAGGCTGAGCCAAAAAGAAAGGGCTCCGAAGAGCCCTTATCGTTAGCGACGGACCGTCCAGCAGCGCTGGACACGTTCCCTTACGATCCTGCCTCGAACGCGCTTGGTCACGGTGTCCCACTTGCACTCCCTATGAGGGCGTCCAAATCGCCCATCGCCAGGGCGATATTGAGCGTAGGTGATATCGGACTTGGATGAGAGTTCCGGAATACGGACGAGAGGTCGAGCCTGTGGCGCAGGCCCGCTCAGGCTGACGAACCCAGCCAGAGCAACAGTAGCGAGCGCGAGCTTTCCAAAAGTCATAGGTGATCCTTGTTCTTAGTTGAGCCCCGGCGCGCAAAGACACCCCAGCAAGTGAACAGTTGGTTAATCCAGACATTACGATTTGGTCATGGTGGCGATGCCCAAGCCCCTAGATCACAGAGCAAGGCAGAGAGAACACGACTCTACCGCCGTCTGGTAAAATGGCCGACAGCTGCTCCTAAGGCGATGCCGATGGCAATCCCGATCGCGACGTTGTCCATAGCAGCGCCTAAGGCGGCACCGAGGCCCACACCAATCGCCATGCCCAGAGCCATCGTTCAATCTTTCCTATTCGGTAGGGGTCTGAATGATGGCTCCTGATCGCAGAGCCCGCAACCGTGAGCACAACGCCAAGCGAGGCTCAGCCCGAGAGCGCGGTTACAACACAAGGTGGGAGAAAGCCCGTAAGACCTACCTGATGCGCAATCCCCTGTGCGTCATGTGCCAGAAGGAAGGGCGAGTGACAGCGGCTACGGTGGTCGATCATATCATCCCGCATAAGGGCGACACCGCTCTGTTCTGGGACACCGAGAACAACTGGATGTCGTTATGCGCTCACTGTCATAACTCGACAAAACAGCGGATGGAGAAGGGTCGGTTTCAAGTTGTGGGCGAGGATGGCTGGCCTGTTGAGTAGGAGAGTCGTCTCAGGCTAAAATAATTCGGCCCGACGCAGTGCTTGCAACACTGGCCGGGCCTAACCGCTAACGATCGTGCGAGGATCGAAATGGCTGAAATTATTACTCCCGCAAAACGGGAGAAAGCGCAATGCTCTGGCGATGGTTGTTCCAAACCTTCTTGGGCCAGAGGCTACTGCAAGACCCACTATTCCCGCTGGCGCATCCATGGAGATGCTAACAAGGTTCTTAACGGCAGCCGCCTGCCTCCTATCTGCGAGGCTCCTGGGTGTGACCGCAAGACCCACACCAGATGGAAGCGCGGCATGGCAGTGTGTAACCGGCACTGGCAGATGCTCCATCGCTATGGGCAGTTAAAGGCCCCGCCGTCCGCTCCGCTCGACCCGCTGCCTCTTTGCTCGGTTGCGAAGTGCAGGAATGAGGTAAGGTCCAGGAGTGCTGGCCTCTGCGAGAAGCACTATGGCCGTCTGCGTCGTGGTGTTGCAGTCAATGAAGATAGGACGGTTATCGGTCGGTATCTGAACCACGCTGGCTACATCAAGGTTCTTCGCCCTGACCACCCCTTAGCCGATAGCAAAGGGCAGGCATACGAACACCGTGTCGTGGTTTACGACGCGAGGAAAGGCAAAGAGCCTAACTGCTTCTGGTGTGACAAGGCACTGACCTGGTCTGAGGCAGTCATAGACCACCTGAACGAGACCAAGGACGACAACAGGGCTGAGAACCTTGTGCCAGCTTGCAACGACTGTAACAGAGCAAGGGGCGCAATGGTCCCATTCCTGAAACGGATGAAGTGCGAGGCAGTTGCCCCCTTCATAGAGACGATCAAGACGATACGAGGCGAGTGAGCATGATGTTTACCCACATCGGTAGGAAATGGTCGGTTATTCAGATTGGCGGCTCGTTCTTCGCACGTGATGATCAGGGTTGCGATACTGGCCCGTATTCAACCGCTAAGCCGGCAGCTGAATGGGCCGGAGCCATCAGGCCGTAAGCAAGCCTCACCATAACAGGGACAAGCAAAGGGAAGAGCAACGACGCTTTCGGCCTGTGGGTGATGACGGGTGGCCCATATAGGCGGCTGGCTCTACTCGCCCGCGTCAATATCTCGGAACATCTCTCGTAGCGCCGCTAGAAGCATCGGATGAGCCTGTTTTCCCTCCGCCATGGATAGAAAGTCGTTGATGCCGAACCGCTCTTTGCTCTCGGTAAAATCTACGTCAGTATGTGTGATCTGATGTTGCAGGGTGTTTTCTATCCAGAGCCCTGGAGCGTCTGTATCAAGAACTAGATGCCACCACTCTCGAGTGCTTCCTGACGGATACGCGGCACTGAACGCCAACTCGCGCTTTAAAACAGGCATTCGTTTTCTCCACGTGTTCTTGTGACCAGTGAGGAGAGAGGCGAGATAGCGTAGTAGATGTAGAAGCCACAGACCGATCCGTGGCTTCTCACAGACTGTACGTAGTACGGTGGACCTCGATCGCTAGAATGATAGTGGCCCATGAAAATCTTAGTAAGTGTCACACATTTCAGACGGCGTAACTGCGACAGGCACTTGTGACCCAGAGCCGTACACGTTTGACGCCAAGGCGAGAGCAGCCCAGCGGGCCTCTTCCTCAGTTGTGTACTGATAGACAGTCTGACCCTGGCATATAACGGACCAGAGTTCTTCCTGCAGCTGCATAACATCGAAACGTGGCATGTTGTCGGCCCCCAGTGACGAGAAAAGCCTAACCTTTCGATTTCGCACCTGCAGCATACTCTGAAGGGGTAGGGGGGTGGTCAAAGGTTTAGATCCTTTCCACCTCGGACCGGCGTGCATCCAAAACTTCTCATTTTTGCAGATTAACGTTCTAAGATTGGATACTTGCAATGGCTAAGCGTGGCGCGAAGCCCAAGCCTGCGCATCTTCGCCTGATCGAAGGAACAAGAAATGTCACGCGCCACGGGACCGAAAAAGAGATCCGTGAGGCGGTTGAGGCGAGCGTTCAGAGTTTCGGGAAGTTGACCCGCCCTAAGTACCTGAAGGGCGAGGGGTTGGCCGCCTGGAAGAGGTACATCGAGCCAGCGTCTTGGCTGGATGCTTCCAGGGAGCCGGCAGCGATAGCGTTTTGTGAGTTGTGGCAAGAGTTCCGGTTTGCCCCCACGAGTTTTCCGGCTTCGAAGCATGGGCAGATGCGGGCCTACATGAGCGAGCTCGGCCTGACGGACGAACGCAATAGAGGCGATACCGAGCGGGATGACAAAGACGAGTTCTTCGACGACTGATCGCGCCACTCTCTATGCAGAGGCCGTCGTCAGAGGCGAAATCGTTGCTGGCCCCCATGTCCGGAACGCCTGCAGGCGCCATCTGGACGATCTGAAGCGGGATGACATCGCATTTGACCCGGCCGCAGCCACGAAGGCGCTCCGGTTCTTCGAAGAGAAGCTTCGGCTGAGCGAGGGACAGTTCGAGGTAGGGCTTTCAAGTCTCAGCCTCCGCAGGATTTCATCATCGGGTCGCTGTTCGGCTGGAAAAAACTGGACGGCCGGCGCCGGTTTCGTCGGGCTTACATCGAGCAGGGCAAGGGGAACGGGAAATCGCCCCTTGCTGGCGGGATTGGGCTCTATGGCCTGATGGCTGATGGCGAGGCGGGCGCGGAAATCTACTCGGCTGGCGCGACAAAGGACCAAGCTGGCATCCTTTTCCGCGATGCCGTGAAGATGGTCGACAAATCGCCGGATCTCGACAAGCGCCTCAAACGCAGCGGCGGCCCCGGCAAGGAATACAACCTCGCATATCTCGCCAAAGGGTCGTTTTTCCGACCGGTTTCGAGGGAGACGAAGAAGACAGGTTCGGGCCCGCGCCCGCATTTCGCGCTTGTGGATGAGGTCCACGAGCATGCGGATGGCGGCATCATCGAGATCCTTGAGCGCGGCTTCAAATTTCGTCGCCAGCCCCTCTTGCTGATGATCACCAACAGCGGATCCGACCGAAATTCGATCTGCTGGGCTGAACATGAGCATGCAGTGAGGGTCGCGGCCGGGAACATCGACGCGAAGGACGAAGATGCCCACTATCTGGGCGAAGTGCTGGACGACAACACGTTCTCTTATGTGTGCGCCTTGGATCCGGGGGATGATCCGCTGAATGACCCCTCCTGCTGGATCAAGGCAAACCCGCTCTTGGGCGTCACGATCACAGAGGAATACCTGCACGGTGTCGTGGCGCAGGCCAAGGCGATGCCGAGCAAATTGAACGGCATCCTGCGCCTGCACTTCTGCCATTGGACGGACGCGGACACGGCTTGGATGACGCGAGCGGCTCTTGAGCCTGCCATTGCCGATTTCGAGCCGCACGACCACAAGGGCAAAGAAATCTGGATCGGCTGCGACCTGTCGCAGAACCGGGACATCACCGCCCTCGCGGCGGTCGTGAAGACAGAAGAGGTTGAGGTAGTGTCCGAGCGCAATGGTCAGACGCAGACCGTTCGCAAGCCAACCTATGATGCCTGGATCGAGGCCTGGACCCCAGGAGACACCTTGGACGCCCGTTCTTTGAAGGACAAGGCGCCTTATCGACAGTGGGTCGAGGGCGCGCACATCCATGCTCCGAAAGGGGAGAGCATCCGCTTCGATCACGTCGCGCAAGCCTTGGCGGAATATGCCCACGATTTCAACGTGAAGTGTGTAGCCTATGACCGCTACGCCTTCCGCAGGGGCTTTGAACCGGAATGCGCGGCGCTGGGCATCAATGTCGAGTTCGTCGAGCACCCGCAGGGCGGCACAAAAAAGGGCAAGCCAAACGAAGGGATGGCCCAAACGGCAAAGGCGGCAGGGCGCGAGTCTGAAGGCTTATGGATGCCTGGTTCGGTGCGCGAGCTTGAAGACGCTCTGCTAGAGGGGCGTATTCGGCTGAAGCGGAACCCGGTGCTGATCTCGGCCATGATGAGCGCAGTCACCGACAACGACCGCTGGGGCAACTACTGGCTGGCGAAAGAGCGGGCCGTGAACAAGATCGACGCCGCTGTGGCGCTGTGCATGGCGATCGGCGCCGCGAAATCCTACGAAGGCGCAAAGCCTAAACAATTCCACATGCTTATCCTGGGCTGACAAGGACTCCTGCAATGAACCGTATGTACTCGGTCCTGACCGTCAAGGCGGTCGAGGAGGACCAGCGTATTATCCGCGGCGTGGCGACGACCCCCAACCCTGACCGAGTAGGGGACATCGTTGAACCCTTGGGCGTCCAGTTCAAGAACCCCATGCCACTCCTGCACCAACACGACCACGACAAGCCGGTCGGCACCGTCACCTTCGACAAACCTACCAAGGACGGCATCGCCTTCGAAGCCCGCCTGCCGAAGATCGAAGAGCCTGGCCCGCTGCGTGATCGCATTGAAACCGCGTGGGGTGAGGTCAAGGCCGGGCTGGCCCGCGCCGTCTCCATCGGCTTCCGCGCTCTCGAATACTCGTTCCTCGATGAAGGCGGCATCCGTTTCAACAAGAGCGAAGTTCTTGAACTTTCTCTCGTCTCCGTGCCGGCCAATGCCGATGCGGTGATCTCCACCATCGAGTCGATTGATGCCCCTCTGCTCGCCGCGACTGGCAAAGAGCCCAAGGCAACTGATCGGCCTGTCCGCCCGGGCGCTTCCGGAAAAACCGTCAAATCCGTCAACTTGCGCCCGAAGGAGGGCACTGGAATGAAAACTATCGCTGAACAGATTGCGGCACTTGAGGCCTCGCGTCAGGCCAAGTCCGCCCGCATGGCTGAAGTCATGCAGAAGTCCATCGACGAAGGCCGCTCGTCCGATCAGGCCGAGCAGGAAGAGTTCGACACGTTGGAAGGAGAGGTCGAAGCCATCGATGGCGACCTTAAGCGTCTCCGCGCTCTGGAGAAGGCACAGGCAGCCTCCGCCAAGCCGGTGGTTCACAACCAGATCAAGACGGGTGCCGAAGGTGCCGCCGTCCGCTCTGGCGTCTCTCTGCCGAAGCCTGCCCCGGAGAAGGGGATCCGCTTCGCCCGCTACGCGAAGTGCCTAGCCCTTTCGACAAAGACCCATCAGCCTGTGGCAACTATTGCCGAAGGCATGTACGGCAAGACCGACCCAGATCTTGTCGACATCGTCAAAGCCGCTGTGTCCGCGATGACGACTAGTAACACGGATGCTCTGATCGGCAACGAGGGCGGCTTCGCGGACTTCGTGGAGTTCCTCCGCCCGATGACGATCCTGGGCCGCTTCGGAACCGGCAATATCCCGAACCTCACCCAGATCCCCTTCCGAGTGCCCCTGATCACTGAAACTTCCGAGACCGAGGCTCAGTGGGTTGGTGAAGGCAAGGGTAAGCCGCTGACGAAGTTCACGGTTGGTCGCAACGAGATCACCCCGTTGAAGATCGCAGCCATCGCAGTTCAGACCATGGAACTGATCCGCGATAGCTCGCCGTCTTCGGACGTGCTCCTGCGCAACTCGCTGGCTAAGGCTATCGCCAAGCGCTCGGACGTCTCGTTCATCGATCCGACCTCCGCGGCGGTCAACGGCGTACGGCCGGCTTCGATCCTCAACGGTGTCACGGCTGTCACCAACAGCGGGGCAACCGGTGCCGACGGGGTCCGTGAGGATGTGCAGGCGCTCATCGGCGCCTTCGTTGCGGCACACAACCCGCTTCAGTCCGGTGTCTGGATCATGGGTGCCACCTATGCCTTGCGGCTCATGATGATGCTGAACCCGCTCGGCCAACGCGAATTCCCCGGCATTACGATGCAGGGCGGCACGTTCTTCGAACTGCCGGTCATCGTCTCGAACTACCTTGGCGACTACGTGGCCCTGGTGAATGCCGAGGACGTCTACCTCGCTGATGAAGGCGGTGTCGACATCGCCATGTCCACGGAGGCCTCCTTGGAGATGGTCGATAACCCGACGCAGGACGCCGGCGCCTCCACGCCGGTCGATGCCGAGCTGGTGTCGATGTTCCAGACCAACAGCGTAGCGTTCCGTGCCGAGCGGACAATGAACTGGGCTCGTCGTCGTGCCAGCGCGGTCGCCTGGATGGACAATATCACCTGGGGTGACCCTGCCGCACCTGAGACGCCTTAAACGTTCAAATAACATCGCCGGCCTCGTACGCGGGGCCGGCATCCTCAGGCGGAGGTTGCCATGAAGAAGTCTTCCTACATGACCCGGGCGATGAAGGCTCGAGATCCTCGCTATGCCCGTATCCTGTCGGGGCTCGGCTACGAGCGAACCGGCATGGTTGCACAGAAGCCCACGGCGACGAAAAAGCCATTTGCTTGCAAGGGCGATCATGACAGAGATGGCAAGACCGGTGGCGCCCTGAAGCAGGCGGAAAACCTGTCCGCTCTCCGCAAGCAGTATCAGAACGTCGTCGGCAAGAAGCCGTTCGGCGGCTGGGATGCCAAGATGCTCGAAGCCAAAATCGCTGCAGCTACCAAGGCCTGATCAATGCGCCTTTTCGGCATGAACATATCCCGCGCCAAGGCGGAGGAGAAAGCGCTCGCGCCGGTCTCTCAGAACAGGGGCTGGTGGCGCATCCTTGAGGCTTTCTCAGGCGCGTGGCAGAGGAACGTCGAAGTCCGGTACGACGACGTTCTGTCCAACCATGCCGATTTCGCCTGCCGCACCTTGATCGCCTCCGATATCTCCAAGCTGCGGATTAAGCTCGTTCGAAAGGACGAGAGCGACATCTGGACGGAGACGACAAACCCGGCCTATTCGCCTGTCCTGCGCAAGCCTAACCACTTTCAGAACCGGATCCAGTTCATGGAGAGCTGGGTCCTGTCGAAGCTCCAGCGCGGCAATGCCGTGATCCTGAAGCAGCGGGACGGCCGTGGCGTCGTCAAGGCGCTCAATGTGCTCGATTGGACCCTCGTCACGCCCCTCGTGGCTGATGATGGTAGCGTGTTCTATCAGCTCAACACAGACAACCTGGCAGGTCTCCCCGAAGCTGTGACGGTGCCGGCCCGGGAGGTCATCCACGATCGCTTCAACTGCTTCTATCATCCGCTGGTAGGCCTCTCACCCATCTTCGCGGGCGGGCTCGCCGCGACGCACGGCCTCGCGATCCAGAACGACAGCACGACGTTCTTCCAGAACGGAGCCCAGCCGGGTGGCATTCTGACGGCACCGGCGGCGATCAGCGACGAGACGGCGAAGCGCCTGAAGGAGCATTGGGAGCAGAACTTCTCTGGCAAGAATTCCGGTAAGGTGGCGGTTCTTGGCGATGGGCTGAAATATGAGGCTATGAAGGCGAAGGCAGTCGACTCCCAGCTCATCGAGCAGCTGAAGTGGCCTGCGGAGGTCGTCTGCTCAACCTACCACGTCCCGCCATACAAGGTTGGTGTCGGCACAATGCCGACCAACAACAATGTCGAGGCGCTCAATATCGAATACTACTCTCAGTGCCTTCAGGTTCTTATCGAGTCGATTGAGCTTTGTCTCGATGAGGGACTCGGCATGGGAGAGAATATTGGCACGGAGTTCGACGTCGATAATCTCCTGCGCATGGATACCACGGCCCTGATCAACGCTGAGAAGGAAGCCGTTGGTGCCGGTATCAAGGCTCCTAACGAAGCCCGCAAGCGGCTTAACCTTGGCCCCAAGGCCGGCGGCAACAGCCCGTACCTTCAGCAGCAGAACTATAGCCTTGAGGCTCTCGCTAAGCGTGATGCACAGGCCGACCCATTCGGAACGGCTCCTGCAGCGACCCGCGAGCCTTCGGAAGAAGAGGAAGCCTCGCGTCAACAGGCGGAGCAACGTGCCTTCTTCGCAGAGGCGGCACTATCATTTCAAAAGGGTCTCGCGGCATGATTGACGCCAAGGCTTTCGGCGAAGAACTCGCCGGGATCGTAAAGGGCCAACTGGCGCCGATCCTGTCCCGTATTGAGGCGCTGGAAAAGCGTCTCGACGGATTGCCGGCACCTCGCGACGGCAAGGATGCCGATCTCGGGGAGGTCCGCCAGATCATCGCTAACGAAGTCCAGGGAATCAAAACGGCCCTTGAAGATATCAAGGCTCCCGATCTGCCGGATATTCCTGCCATCGTGGCAGAAGAGGTCGAGAAGGCTATCTCTGCTCTCCCTTCGCCTCAAGACGGTAAGAGCGTCACAGTCGAAGAGGTCGTGCCGCTGATTGTCTCGGAGGTCGGAAAGCGTGTCAGTGAGCTACCCAAGCCGAAGGATGGCGAGCCCGGAAAGGACGGTGCGAGCGTCGATCGCGCGGAAGTAGAGCGCATGGTAGCGGAATCTGTCGGGAAGGTCGTCTCGGCGATCCCGGCGCCGAAGGATGGAGCCGACGGCAAGGATGGTAAAGATGGCGTCGGTCTTGCCGGTGCGATCATCGACCGGTCGGGTGAGCTTGTCGTGACCCTCACCAATGGCGAGACCCGGAATCTCGGCCCCGTGATTGGTAAGGACGGCCAGCCCGGTAAGGATGGCGCAGACGGCTTCGGCTTCGATGATCTGGAAGCCTCCTACGGCGGCAATAAGACCGTCATGCTGAAGTTTACCAAGGGCGCGCGCGTGAAGGAGTTCGCCTTCACCCTCCCTATTGTGATCGACCGTGGCATATTCTCCGAGGGCAAATCCTACACCGCTGGTGACGGCGTGACCTGGGGTGGCTCGTTCTGGATTGCCCAGAAAGACACCGGGTCGAGGCCAGGCGATGGCGGTGACTGGCGTCTGTCTGTGAAGAAGGGCAGGGATGGCCGCGACGGCGTGATGAAGGAAGCAAAGGCGAATGAGCCGGTGCGCGTCGGCGTGCCAGGGAAGGCGGTCTGACATGGCGCTCATCACCAAGGTACAGGCCAAGAACCATCTTCACATCGACTTTGATGACAGAGATGCGGATCTCGATATGAAAATGCAGCAGGCCGAGGAGATTGTGATCGACTATCTCAAGAGGCCCGATCACGGATGGACGGAACTGACTGTGCCCAAGACTGTGCAGGCCGCCATCCTTCTCGTGCTCACGGCGCTGTTCGATGATCGGGATGGAAGTGGAGGAGGGGACCATCTCGCTCCTGGTGGCCCTGTCGCGCGACTGCTTAGTCGCTATCGAGATCCTGCAATCGCATAGTGTGGTGCTTGAAAGGCAGTGCGCCCCGGCCGAGGTGCTGTCTTGAAAACCTCAGCCAGGACGCATGCGATGCCGGTTGCAACACCGCAGGGCAACCATAGTGCGAGATGAATGAAGAGAAAGTTGCTGCACGAACGGAAACGCCCCGGCTGAGGGCTCTCGTAATCCTCAGCCAGGGCGTCGGCGCTCTTGGGGGGCTTCGAGCGCACGAACATATAACACCCGTCGACCGTGGCCATATTATGGATGCCCGAATGTCCGCTGGCATAGTCATCAGCGGCACTATGCATCTGGGTCTCGCGTGACTGACATCCTGATCATCGCGTGAACATCAGGGTTTCTGACAGGAGCAACGACGGGAGCCTTCCCGAGCGTGATCAAGGCAATGACAGTGAAGAGAATATGAAGCTTTGATGGGGACACGAAAGCACCTGGGTACGCAAAAGCAGGCGCGGGTTTTGGGCCCAAGATCCTGAATCAAACCTTGCGGCTGAAATGAAAATTTCGGTGTCCTCTGACGGAACTAATCGCGGCGAATTTCACCCCGAAGAGCCGGGGAGTTTTGTCCCCATCCTTATCCACACGGCAGCTTTCAGCGCCATGAAAGAGGGTTAACAATGCCTTCATCTGGACAGCTTCGCGAGCGCGTTACCTTCCAGCGCCGCGGCGTGGTCGACGACGGCTATGGCAATGAGGTCTCTGGACCTTGGGCCGACGTTTTCACGGTGGCCGCCAACATCCGGCCGGCGCGCGGCAGGGAAGAGGTTCTCGCCCAGCGCCTGCAGGGCGTGCGGCCGACAGAGATTGAGGTCCGGTGGTCGTCTCAGACGGTCCCGATCCAGCCGGAATGGCGGGCTGTGAACGCTCGCAAGCCCTCCGAGATCTACAACATTCACGACATCCGCGACCCTGACGGCAAGCGGGCGTGGAACATCCTCACTTGCACCCTCGGCGTAGCCACCTAAAGGAGAAGAGCCATGGCTCAGCAGGCGAAGTTCACCAAGGATTACACCCACCCGATCAGCTTCGGCGTCGAGAAAGCCTACAAGAAGGGCTATGAGGGCTTGATCCCCGAAGCCCACTATGAGGCGGCCAAGGCTGCCGGCGTTCTCGAGGAAGCGACCACTCCTGCGAAGGACGAGAGCAAGGCTAAGAGCCGGTCGTGAGCAGCCTCAAGGGGCGAGCTCGTCTTCTCAAGAAGATGGCCGCCATCCCCGCCGACATTCGGAAGGAGATGGCGACCGCCATCAAGCAGGGCGCCGAGGACATCGTGCGCCTTCAGAAGAGCCTGGCCCCGGAAGACAGCGGAGATCTGCGCGACTCCATCGTCTCGATCGCAGGCGGTGCCGCTCCAAAATATTCAACCTTCAAGGGCAAGCAAAAAGGCGGCGGCAAGAGTGATCCTGACCTCTCGGTCACGATCTCTGCCGGCAACGCCAAGGTCCGTTATGCCCATATCGTGGAGTTTGGCTCCGCGCCTCACGTCAACGGCGGTTTCTTCGCAGGCTCACAGCATCCCGGGACGCCTGCCAAGCCCTTCTTTTTCCCCGGCTACAGGGCCATGCGGCGAAAGGTGAAAGGGCGCATCACCCGCGCCACGAAGAAAGCCATCAGAAAGTCGGTCGGACAATGAGCGCAGCGCTTGCTCTGCAAAAGGCCATGGTGGCGACCCTCCGCGCCAATGCTCTCCTGACGGCTGTCGTGTCGGCTCGGATCTATGATCGCGTGCCGGCCAACGCCCCTCGGCCTTATGTCCATCTGCGGCAGTTTCAGGAACTCGATGACAGCAACGACTGCTCGGATGCCTGGGAAGTCAACGTGGATCTTGATGTCTGGTCCGAGACGCCTGGAAAGCCGGAAGCCTCCCGGGCTGCCATGGCGATCCGCGATGCCCTGCATGATCAGGATCTCACCCTTGATGAGCCTTATGCGCTTGTCGAACTTCGCCACCGTGACACCCAGATCGGGGACGGCGGCGACGGGCTGCTGACCCGCGCTCGTCTCAGCTTTCGGGCGCTCATCGAGCGCGTCTAAACCCAGCCAGGAGAACCTACGATGGCGAAGCCTACTACCCTGTCGGCAGCGAAGCTGCTTGTTCTGATCGGTGACGGTGCCGAACCCGAAGTCTTCGCCGCTCCCTGCGGCCTGACTTCCCGCGGCATCAACTTCTCGAAAGAGACGAACGACACGAACGTGCCGGATTGCGCCGACCCCGATGCTCCGCAGTGGGTCGAGCGCGTCACGACCGCGCTGAGCGGCACTGTGTCCGGTTCCGGCATTCTGGCTCAGGAAGCCCTGACGACCTGGCGCACATTCTTCTTCTCCACCGAGTCGAAGAACTGCCGCGTTCGCATCGACGGCGGCACCGGCTGGGGCCATTGGGAAGGCAAGTTCCACCTCACCAGCTTCAACGTGACCGGCGAGAACGGCGAGAAGATCGGCGTCGAGGTCGAACTGCAGAATGATGGCGAGATCGTCTGGGTCGCTGCCACATGAGTGCAGACGCCTCCAAGACGTTCGAATGGGCTGATGGCGAGTACAAGTTCCGGCTCGCCATCGGGCAGCTTCGCGAGCTGCAGGACAAGACCGGCGTCGGGCCTTATGCCCTTCTATCCCGCGTCATTGATGGCACGTGGAAGGTCGATGACCTTCGCGAGGTCATCCGCCTCGGCCTGATCGGTGGCGGGCTGGAGCCCCTCAGGGCGCTCTCGCTCGTCAAGAACTATGTCGAAGGCCGGCCGCTCATGGAAAGCCTCACGCCTGTGAAGGTGATCCTGGCCGCGGCCCTGTTCGGGGATCCTGACGACCCCGTGGGAAAAAGGGAACCGGAGAAGACCGAGGATCAACCCGGTTCCACTTCTCCGGTCTCTATGGAACCGGCGCAGTCCTCGGCTTCAGCCCCGATGTCGTTGACCGCATGAGCCTCTGGCAGTTCGCCGCCTGTGTCGATGGACACAACAAGGCGAACTCACCGGAAGAAGAAATCGACCCGCTGTCTGCCTCGGACTTTGACGACATGCTCTCGCGGCATGCGGATTGGATCCAGGCGGGCGCTCGCACCCACTAGAAAGCACCTCCATGGCGACAGACCTAGAGACGCTTGTCGTGCGTCTGGAAGCCCAGATGCGGGGCTACGAGCGCGAGATGCAGCGGGCTCGCAGCACGACGGACAAGCAGACAAAGGCAATCGAGTCTCGTTTCAAGGGCCTCAACGCCAACATCAGCCGAGCCATGAATACGCTCGGCAATGCCGTGCGCGGGGCTCTGACGGGCGTTTCCCTGCAACAGGTGGCGCAGTTCTCGGACAGCTTCACGAGGGCTCAGAACGCGCTCCGCGTGACCGGTCTCGAGGGCGAAAAGCTTCAGGCGACATTCACCCAGATTGCCGCGATCGCAGAGCGCACCTCGTCCCCGATCGAGAGCATGGCCGAGCTCTACGGCAAGACCGCTCTCGCACAGAAGGAACTTGGCGCAACCTCGGCGGAGATGCTGGCCGTTACGGAGCAGGTTGGCCAGGCGTTGCTTGTCCAAGGCACCTCGGGCGCCCAGGCGGCCGGCGCCATTCAGCAGTTCGGCCAGCTCCTGGCGAGTGGCAAGGTGGAGTCGGAAGAGTTCGGCTCGGTCCTCGACGGCCTGTTCCCGATCGCGCAGGCGGTGGCGAACGGCATGGAAGAGGCAGGCGGCTCGGTCGCCAAGCTGCGGGCGCTGATCAAGGACGGCAAGGTCTCCTCGGAAGCCTTCTTCCGTGCGCTGCAGGCGGGTTCTGACGGGCTCGCTCAGCAGGCGGCCAGTTCTGTTCGCACCTACGGTCAGGAATGGACCCGCGTCGAGAATGCCCTCACGCTGGCAGCCGGCGCCATGGGCAAGCTCACCGACGCTTCGGGCGGGGTGGGTCGCTTTGTCGATGCGCTGGTCAACGACATTGCCAAGATCCCCGATGGGCTCAAATCCACGGTCGATGAGATCAACCGGATCATTGCGCTCTTCGAAAAGCTCGCGTCTTACATCCCGAAATTCGAGGATCTTCGCTCGGCCTCTCAGCAGGGGCTGACGGCGGTCGATCCTGACCGCATGGCACGGCCGGCTGAAACGCCCCTGACCATGACGGTCAAACCCCGCAAAGCCATTTCACTGTCGAATTATGCGGTCCCTAGCGACGAGAAGGGCGGCAAGTCGCGCAAGGAGCGCGAAAGCGAATACGCCCGGGAAATCGCCCAGATCAAGGAGCGCACGGAAGCCCTCCGTCAGGAGGCCTCGACGGTCGGGCAGTCCGAAGGCGAGATCGCCAAAGCCCGGGCGGCTTTCGAACTTCTGAGAGCGGCCAAGGAGTCGAACGTCACTGTTGATGCCGCGCTCACGGCCAACATCAACGCGGTCGCTGCAGCCTACGGCCAGGCGGTCACTGAGCTTGCCGCCGCAGAGGACGCCATGCGCGATGCGCAGGAGGCCATCAGCGAGTTTCAGGATATCGCGGCCGATGGCGTCAAGGGCTTCGTGTCCGATCTCATGGATGGCGTCAGTGCGGCAGAGGCCCTGCAGAACGCTCTCAAGCGGGTCGGTGACCGGCTTCTCGACATGGCCCTCGACGCCGCCCTCAAGGGAGCCTTCGGCGGCACCAACGGGGCGGGCGGCATCGGCTCACTGTTCTCTAACCTGTTCACGGGCGCCCGCGCCTCTGGCGGCTCTGTACAGTCGGGCGGCACCTGTCTTGTGGGCGAGAACGGCCCCGAGCTCCTCCGCATGGGCAAGAACGGCATGATCAAGCCGAACTCAGCCCTAGGCAAGGGAACCACGAGCGGCGGCATGCAGGTGGTCATCAACAACAACACCGGATCCCAAGTGGCAACCCGGCAGACGCAGGGTCCGCGGGGGCCGCGCCTCGAGGTTCAGATTGACGAGATGGTGGCGAGTGCTCTGATGAGCGGGTCCAAGACCGGGGACGCGCTCAAGGCCATGCAGCGCAACCGGATGGGAGGCCGCTGATGGCTCTCCCCGTCTGGCCGGCTTCATTGCCCCACATGCCGCACATCCGCAGCCAGCCCGAGCCCTTCCGCGGAGCTCTGGAGAGCGAGATGACGGCAGGGAACACCCGTTCCCGCCGCACGGCGACTGTCGTGATCGGCGTCGTGGACATGACGATTCGCATGACGACCGCGAAGTATCAGACCTTCAGGGCCTTTGTGCGCGACACGCTCAGCCACGGGACAGCAGACTTTGAGATGCCGGTCTGGGATCTCGCCGGCTGCCCTGTGCGTCGGGTGAAGCTGCGCAACAAGGGCCATTATGTACCCGCGCGTGTTGGGGCTCACATCGACGTGTCTTTCTCCCTCGACGTTTGGGATCTCTAAATGCCGATTTCTGCAACGCAAGCCTGCAGCAACGTGGCGTCAATGCCTTTCCTTCAAAGGCGGTGCGAGCTTAAGGGCCTCCCTAGCTTCGCGCTCAATAGCATCAAGGATCAGCATGATCCTGCCCCTAATCTCATCAGTGATTTCCAGGTCCTCGCCATACTGAGTTCGGACGTTGCCCCGAAAGCTTGCGAGATTCCAATCTAGCATCGCACGAGTATTGATAATGCCCTCTTCAGGATCGCCGGCTCGTATCTTTACATGCTCAATGAGCAAATGGGTCATCAAGAAGCTCACACCTTGTCCAAGCGCGCGAGCATACAAGAGCATTCGCTCAAGTTCTTCTTCATTAGCCATTGCAACTCTACCCTCTGCCCCTGCTAGAGGGTAGCCAGGTAAGGCCGCGCTACAATGGATCTATCAGGTTAATCCTATGCCCATCAGTGCTACCCAAGCTTGGGCCGAGGCCGCCGCCTCCGCGCCCAAGGATGAGGTCATGCTCATTACGATCGAGCTGATCCATCCAACCTTTGTGGAGAACGGCGCTCCTGCCCCGATCCGCGCCGTGCGCAATACCGTCGATGTCAGCTTCCGTCTGGAGGATGGCGCACCGGTGGGCGGCGGCACCGTCGTTCCCTTCAAGGCCATCCCCTTTGAGATAGACTATCCCCGCATCGGCAACCTCGGTGCCGAAGCCACCGTCCGGCTCGACAACGTGAACCGTGATGCCTCCCGCTATCTGCATGAAGCCGTGAAGATGAACACCCCGATCACGGCCATCTTCCGCGGCTATCTGGCCTCTGATCCCAACACTGTCGGCCAAGGCCCCTACAAGCTGATCCTGCGCAACGTGAAGCGCAAGGGGCGCATTCTTGAGGGGCAACTCGCCATCGCCCGCCCGCAGAACATGCGCGTGATGCGCGAGGTCTATGACATGGTTCGGTTCCCGAGCCTCCTGCAGGTGTCGTGATGAGTGACGGTCTGACCGAAGAAGATTACTACTACGCAGAGAAGCGGGCGCGTGAGGAACTTGACTCCGACCTTGAGGCTGACCGTCTCGCCTTCTTTGAGAGCCTGATCGGCGAGCCCTACAAGATCGGAGAGCGCGGCCCCGCCTCGTTCGACTGCTACGGCCTCGCCCGTCACATCCAGAACGAGCTTGCGGGCGTCGACATGCCCGATGTCGCCTTTGCCGAGCCCACGACCAGGGCCCAGGCCGAGGCCATGCTCTCGCATCCCGAGCGGCAGGCCTGGGAGGAGATCCCCGAAGCCGAGGCGCGTGAGCTTGATCTTGTGCTCATGGGAAACGTGCAGAAGCGCGATTTCCATCTCGGCACCTACATCGTGCCTGTCACGACGGGCGCGGTGATCCACATCGACAAGGCGGCCGGCGTGGTCGTGGACGATCTGCCGGCGCTCCGGGCTTCCGGCTTTAACTTCCTGAGATTTTTTAGGCGCAAATCCTAATCATGAAGCTTGCCATCAAGCATAATCTCCTGGTCTTCGATCCGGAGCGCGACGACGTTCGCTTGCCTGAGAGCGGGCTCGTGCTCCCCATTGCCGAGCACAAGACCCGCAAGCGCAAGCCGACGATCGAGCAACTGGTCGCTGAGACCGGCTGGCGCTTCGATCTGCCGACCGTCTGCAAAGTGAATGGTCTGTATTATGGCCGCACCGAATGGGCGACCCATCGGCTGGCCGCCAACGATAACGTCGAGTTCATCAGCCGGCCGCTCGGCGGCATGGGCGGCGGGGGCGGCTCCTCGGCCAAGTCCATCGGCGCGATCGTCGCCATGGTGGCGCTCACGGCGCTCGCCCCTTGGGCCATGGGTGCCATCGGCTTGACCGGTGCGGCGGCCTCGATCGGCTCCTCCCTGCTCATCGCAGGCGGGGCCATGGCCATCAGCCATTTTCTCAAGCCCAAGGCAGGCGGCAAGACCGCAGAGACGGAAGAGCTTTACTCCTTCGGCTTCGGCGGCAACCAGGCCCGCCCGCTGCAGCCAATCCCGGTTCTCTATGGCCGCACCCTGTCCTTCCCCGACTTCGCCGCCCCGAAATATTCGGAATACGACGGCGACAGCATGACCGAATACGCCCTGCTCGCTGTGACCTGCGGAGACGCAGACATCGAGGAGGTTCGGATCGCGGACACCCGCATCTGGACCAAGAGCGGCGGCTATAACTCCTCATTCCCGGGCATCACGATCCAGATCCGCAAGCCCGGGCAGAAGGTCACGCTGTTCCCCGTCAACGTGGTCACGGCCTCGGAAGTGTCGGGCATTGAGCTCGGGACGGACTTCACGCCCGGCTTCACGGCCAATGCTGCCGGCACGACGGCGCTGAAACTCCTGCTCGACTTCGTGTTCCCGAGCGGGTTGTTCATGACGTGGAAGGGCGAACTGCGGAGCCTCTCCGTTGATGTGGCCGTGCAGATCCGTCCGGTGAACGATGCCGGCGCTCCGACAGGCGCCTGGGCTGATGTCTGGAACAAGACCTATACCTATTCCAAGCAGAGCCAGATCCGCATCACGGAAGAGATCGACATTCCCGATGGCCGTTATGAAGTGCGGGCACGGCGGACGAACTCCTCGATGGAGGATTGGGCGCCTGACGACCGGCGCGGCGGTGCGGATCAGGTCGTCTGGTCGGCCCTGCGCGCCCAGATCGACGGCCCGAACTCGTTCCCTGGCGTCACGACCATCGCAGTCCGCGCCAAGGCGGGCGAGGCCCTGCAAGGCATCATGAATGGCCAGATCGGCGTCATCGCGACCCGTATCATTCCCGTCTGGACGGGTTCGGGCTTCGTGGAGCAGGAAAGCCGCTCCATCGCCTGGGCTGCGCTCGACATCTGGCGGAACTCTGCCTATGGTGCCGGCCTCTCGCTCGATCAGATCGACTTCCAATCGTTCTATGCCTATGACCAACTCTGGGCGAGCCTCGGGCACACCTTCGATCACGTCTTCAAAGAGCCCCAGACCTTGGACGACGCTCTCGAGACGATCCTGAAGGCGGGCCGCGCCATGCCGGCCCCGGTGGGCGATCGCCTGACCATCGTCAGGGACGAACCCCGCGGCATCCCGCGCATGATGTTCACCGACTATGACATCGTGCGCGACAGCCTCACGATCGACTACACCCTGGCCGATGACGACATCGCGGACGGGATCATCGGCGAATATCTCGACGCCACGACCTACAAGTTGGCCGAGGTGTCCTCTGCGCCCGATGGCGTGACCCTTGCCAAGCCCTCGCGCGTGCAGTTGACCGGCGTCAGCAAGCGCTCGCAAGCGGCCGGCCTCGTCCGGTTCATGGCCGGCGAGAACCAGTATCGCCGCGTCATGGTCTCATGGACGGCCCGCGCCGAAGGACGCCTGCTCAAGCGCGGCGATCTGGTCATGCTGTCCTGCGAGGAGCCTGAAACCTGGGGCCAATCGGCCGAGGTCGTGGCTTACAACGACTCCTTCCGGCAGATCACCTTCGACCAGCCGCTCGATTGGGACGCGAACGCCATCAACCATTACGTCGAGATCCGGCGCAGGGACGGGCAGCCGTGGGGGCCTGTGCGGGTCAGCCGTGGCTCTTCCGCCCGCATCGCCGTCGTCAATGCCGTCGATTTCGCCAATGAGGCTACGCGGCAGGGCATGAGCCTTGCGGATGCGATTGCCCGCTCTGACCTGGCCGACAAGCCCACGGCGGCATTCTCTCCCGGCGAGCCCCGCACCTTCCGCGTCCTCATCACGGAAGGCACGCCCGACACGGACGGGGAGCACATCACCCTGACCGGCGTGCTGGACGATCCGACCGTCTACGCTGTGACCGAGACCGGCGTCACGCCGCTGCCGACCATCCCGGATGTGTTCTCGCAGTCGATCCCGGTCATCACGACGCTCGCCGCGCAAGTCTACCAGCGCGGGATGAGCCTGATCCTGCAGGCCGGCTGGCAGCCCGCCCCGGGCGCCCTGCGCTACATTGCCGACGTGTCCTATGACAACCGGCAGACATGGGTCCGCGCCTATGAGGGCGACAAGACTACCTTCGAGGCCGTTGTCGCAGGGGCTCAGAAGATCTTCGTGCGCGTGGCCGGCATCACGCCCGCCAACATCATCGGCGTCTATAGCATCGTTGAGGTGAACCCGCCGCCGGTGGTGCTCGACAACACCTTCTTCATCATGAAGATCCGGCCAGATGATCTCATTCCGGAACTCAGCCGGGATCTCGAAAGCCTCGCCATCCTCGATAGCCTCGCGGACATGGCCGGCGAGACCCGCGTCGTGGCCGAGGAGGCAGATGACCGCGGCAGGGCGGCCATTACCGAGGTCGCCAAGGTCCGCGTCGATACCGAGAGCGCCATCGCGCAGCTCACGACCACCGTCGAGGCGCAGTTCGATGAACTTGAAGTCAGCGTTCAGGAGCAGTTTACGGCCGTCGCGACCATCACCGGCCAGCTCATCGGGGCCTACAAGGTCACGATCAACTCGGGCGGCTACTTCGGCGGCTTCCAGCTTGTCGGCGCCAATGGTCCGGGCGGGTTTCAGAGCGAATTCAAGATTGCGGTCGACAAGTTCCTCGTCGGGGCCCCCGGTTCTGGGTTCGGGGAGGAGGCGGTCTTCTCGATCGCCACTCACAACGGCATCGGCCGCATGGTGCTCCGCGGCGACTTCATCGCGGACGGCAGCATCAATGCCAACCAGATCAACGTCCTGAACCTCTCGGCCATCAGCGCTCAGATCGGCACGGTGTCATCCTCGCCGAGCGTTACAACCGCAGGCGGCTTCATCCTCGACGGCCCGAACCGCCGCATTGAAATCTGGGACGTATAATGGCCCGACGTATCGTCATGGGGATGATGAGCAACGGCAGCTATGACTTGCGCATCTCGCGCAGGGGCTTCGATGCTCTGACGGCGGACGTGAACAACGATCGGCAGATCAGCTTCTCGGCGCAGCGGGCCGCTCGGGCGAAGGTCGGTGCGGCGGGCAACGTGGCGGGCCTGAACTCGTGGGTAAACTTCGGGCGCACGTTCGACTATCCGCCCCCGACGCTGGCCGCCATCAAGAGAGGCGGGCGCATCTATTTCAATATGTATACCTACATTAACCCCAGCGACGGCAGCTTCTTCGGCAGCCCCTTTACCCTCGTGGTGCAGGCGAACCGCTGCAAGGCGGTGAACTGCATCCCATGGGGCGGGTTCAACTTCGCGGCCGGCGACAATTACCAATTCTACACCTTGGCGGATGACTGATGGCTCGGCGGGTGGTGTTGGGCAACAGGGGCGGGGCATACGGCCTGTGGGTGTCCAAGCCGGGGTTCGACGCGCTCTCGGCAGCCGACTCCGGGCTTCTGTTCACGATGACGCGTCGGAGCGGGATGGTACTGGCCTCCGGTACGGCAACTGTTCCCTCTGGCGGAAGTTCTCTCAGAGTAGCCTTCGGCGACACATTCCCGAGCATTCCGCTCGTTTTCTGCGGCAGCATGAACACCTATCCGAATGACCGCGCCGTCAGCATCTCAGTTGATACATCCGGCTTCAACCTTCGGGCTGAAAGCGTGAACGGCAGCTTCCCGGCCGCCGGCACGTCGGCTCGCTGGTTCGCCGTCATGAGAAGCCAGGGCTGAGCGATGGCAAGGCGTGTTGTTCTCGGCCAGGTTGGCGGTGCATTTCGCTTTCGGGTCGCTCAGCCTGGGGTTGATGCCGCGACGGCGGATCTCGATCAACTCATCTTCGATGCGGACGCGATCCCGACCCGCATTCTGGCAACAGGGCTTGCTACGGTGGGGCAGACCCTGGATCCGAATGTGCCCACTCTGCGAGAGCTATCGCATGGCGTCTCGCCGTCGCTCGTCATTGGTGTCGCGCAGTCCATCTATACGACGCCCGGGCAGGTTGATGAAACAAACCAATGGGTCGTCATCCAACGGCTCGCACCGAGCCAGGGCGGCGGCACAGGTGCCTTCACCATCGATCCTGCTGGGCTCAAGGATGGCTGGGCAGCCCCTTGGTACTGGTTCGGCACCGAGAGCGGCGGCGCTACGCAATCTTGCGGCTGGCGTCTCGGCTGGGACTCTTCGAAGGTCTACCTCTACAACCACAGCGCCCGGGATATCCGCGTGCGCTGGACAGCATTGGACTTCTGAAAATGCTTCTCTACACGGACAAGGACGGGCGTTACATCGGTCATCTCGATCAGGGCTATCCGGCACTGCCGGAAGTACTTGAGAAGGTGAGCGCGGATCAGGGCGGCAACGTCTACGACATCCCGCCGCTTGTGCCCGAGTTCTGGCACTTTCCGAAGGGCGTCCCGACCATCCGGCCCATCCTCGATTACACAGTCACGGAGAAGGAAGACGGCGGCGACAAGGTGATGGTGATCGCAGGTATTCCCAAAGGTGTCACGGTGACGGTCGCAGGCCCCGACGGCAATCAATCCTGGGAGGCTGACGGCGACGAACTCGAACTCGTGCTGCGCACCGCGGGCGATTACAGCGTGTCCTTCGATCCGTTCCCCGCCCAGCCGGTGGCCGTCCATATCTCCGTCACTGAGAAGGGGGCTTGAGATGGCGCGTCTTGAGTTCGGCCCCTCCGTCGATCAGCTCCGCGACATGGCAGAGCAGGCGATCGACAGGCACTTTGAGCCGGTGCGCCTGCGCATGGCCCTCTATAACCGCAAGGTCACGGAAGCCCGCAATCATCTCGCCGGCACCCCGTCCGCCATGCTCAACAAGGAAGCACAGCGCCGGCACATCAAGGCCGACGAGATCGCCCGCCATGTGGTGACGCTCGCAGAGGCCGACGAGGCCACGGAAGACGACCGTACGGCCCTGAAGTTGAAAGTCCGCAAAGCCCTGACGGCTGAGAAGATCCGCAGGATCCTCGCCCAGAACGGCATCACTCTCTGAGCAGGAACCCCAATGGCTCTCGACCCCTCATACTTCTTCTACAGCGAAGGCACGATCTCGCTGACGAACGGCTCGGACATCGCGACGGGCAACTTCACGGCCTGGGATCCGGCCGTCCTGCCGTTCGATTTCGTCTATCCGAACGACGGCACGGCGGGCATGTCCGTGATCAAGGAAGTGCTGGCCATGGACGAGATCCGGCTAGCGAAGCCCTGGACCGGCCCGACGTTGATCGATGTGCCCTATTTCATGGTCCGATGGACTCGCCACACGGATCCGCGCATTTATGCCCTGCGCGTGTCGGATTATCTGACGCGGCTGAAAGGCATTCCTGAGAACATCGAGGAATTTGCAGACCAGATCAGTGCTGACGCGGCCGCCGTGGCTGCCGCGATGGCAGCGCTGGCGGGCATTGAGGCCAATGTCGATGCTGATCGGCAGGCGGCGGAGACGGCAGCGGGGACCGCTACGGGAGCGGCAGGAGCAGCGGCCCAAAGCGCAGCGACGGCGCAGCAATGGGCCGAGGCGGCTTCCACGACGGTCCTCCCCAATAATAGCGTCTCGAATGCAAAACTGGCCGACATGCCGACGGCCAGCATAAAGGGGCGGGCAACAGCGGGCATCGGTGACCCCGAAGACCTGACAGGTGCGCAAGCGGCCAGCATTCTGCCTGTGGTCCGCTACGATGCCGCGCAGAGCCTCACGGCGGCGCAGAAGACACAGGCAATTTCGAATATCGGGAGTGCATTCCGAAAGCTCGATGCTGTGAAGGTCACTGGCGGGGTGGGCAGCGGGGGTCTTGTCATCCCCATCCCTTCCGATGTTATGCTGATTGCCATCCGAGGCGTCTACACGCCATCCGTGGCCGGCGCGCGGCTTGGCATGCGTGTCAGCCGGGACGGCGGCTCAGTGTATGACAGTGCGAGTAACAGTTACATCCGAGGTTATATCTTCAACTCTGGCGCATCTCTGACGGCCAACGCTGTCTTCGAAGCCGATACTCTTTATCTGACATTTCCGCTCTCGGTCACAGCCCTATTCTCGACTTGCAATGCAATCTTCAGCCCCGGGGCTGCTGGGAAGAACGCCCGACTCACCACTCTGAACGGTGGCCAGGACGGAAGCGGTATCAACAGCGCGATTGATACCTACAACGTTGGCGGTGCCGGGCGCGTAACGCACCTTAGTATCTTCGCATCATCTGGCGTTCTGGGAGATGGGACTGCGATCGTCGTGGAGGGCTACTGAGATGGAAACCCGTAAGGTCTGGCTGGGCGGCAGAGAGGTGGATGTTACTGCCGATTTCGGTCCGCCACCGACTCCGCCAGCTGATCCGGTTCGGGTCTATAAAGCCCCCATGTTTCGCAAGATGTCTGATGCCGAATACGAGGCCTATCTTCAGATCCGGGCTGGCTTTCCGCCGCGCCTGCAGGCGATCTTCGACGCTGCCGAGTTTCTGTCATCCGACGATGAGTTCTGGCCGGCCCTGGTTGGTGCGGCCGAGCAGGCCTATGGGGCAGATCGGGCAGCTGAGATCTTGGCTCCGACCGTGTGATTTTGGAACGAAATCTCATCTACGCCACGTCTTGGAGCGCGTCACTTTGCATGGTAGGTCCTCGGACTTCATGAACTGGTGGGGACATGCAAGAGCAAGGACAGCAGTCGACGGGCAGGATTTACCTCCCCCAATTGGATGGGCTTCGATTTGTGGCTTTTTTTTGGTCCTAATCCACCATCATATAACTGCTAGGTATTACTTCCCGGCTGAATCAAAGGTCGGCGCTCTCCTTGGCGGCATAAGCACATTCGGTTGGGCGGGCGTCGATATTTTCCTAACACTGTCCAGTTTTCTAATCGTGACCTTGCTCATGCTGGAACGGAAGGTAACTGGGACGATCTCGATCAGAGGCTTTTACATCCGGAGGGCCCTCCGGATCTGGCCGCTCTATCTGGGCTTTGTGGTGTTCGGGATTGTGCTGCTTCCGCTCGTGCTCCCCGCGGCGCAGCCCTATTGGGACAACGTTCGGTGGCATCTCTTCCTGTACCTGACATTTACGGGCAATTTTTCGTATGCCTACTTCCCGGCACTCAACTACGCAGCGCATCTCTGGACCATCTCACTTGAGGAACAATTCTATTTAGTGGTCCCGGTACTCGTCGTCTTGGCCCCGCTCCTAGGCAGGTCGCTCGGGTGGTGGGCTCTTGGACTTATGGTGATCGCCGCGGCGTTTCGGCTCTACATCCAGGCTAACGGGGTTAAGTATCCGATCATCTGGGTTATGCCAGTGACCCGGCTCGATCCCTTCGTTGTCGGCGCAGTATGCGCTTGGATCTACTCAAGCCAGCGCCATTTGCTCAGCGAAAAAGTTGGTTGGCCTCTGGCAGTTTGTGGGGTCGCCGGTTTCGCATTGGTGGCGCAGGGCGATTACATCGGAGGTCGTTCTCTGGACGCCGTGTGGCAGTTCACACTTGTAGCAATAAGTTCTGGAGCGCTGCTGCTCTCGGCGTTGTCGAAGGCCGGAATAGGTCGAATGCTCTCGTGGCCGCCGGTCGTTTTCCTCGGCAAGATCTCATTTGGACTCTACGTCTATCACTTGCTGCCGATTATGCTGGAGCAACGATTTCTTGGGCTCGGGGATCGGCTCGGCAAGACGCCTGCAACCTGGCTCCTCATTCTCGCGATCGTGTTCTCTGCGACAGTGCTTCTGGCCGTCGCCTCGTACTATGGGTTTGAACGTCGCTTCGTCCGATTGAAGGAGCGATATGAGCGAATAAAGTCGCGCCCGGCCTAACAACCAGCCGCTCTTCGGAGCGGCTTTCTCTTTGCCACATCACGAGGACACCATGACCACCGAGACATTCGGGCGGGCGCGCTCGCGTTGGGTCGGAACGCAGATCACTGTTTCGGCATGCTGTTTCCGTTATTCCGGACTGCTGGCCGGGTCCGACTGATAAGTTGAGCCTTTTTACCCGTCCGGACCTGTGCTGCAATCTGGTCGATGTTGGGAAAACCATATCTTGCGAGGGACGCCAGCATGGCTCTTTCCTCAGCCTGACAAGCAAGCAGTGCGCCCTCTGCAACTTCGTCTAATGTGGCTCCTGGCGTGTTGAGATACGCCTTGTTCACGCACGCGTTCCAACGATTTCGCATCGCGTCTATTTCAGTCTCTTTCACTTCCCTGGGTGTCTGGGCATAGCAGCCGCTAGACACCAGAAGAGCAGTACAAAGTGCAACCAACTTCATAGATCCCCCTCCGCCGCATGGAATGCGATCCTAGGAAACGAGGGTTGCAAGTTGCTTACCCAGGCTCGCTTCCGCGGGCCATTTTTTATGTCCAACCCCCAAGAGGATCCCCATGGATAAGACCTTCCCTAAACCGGCGGCGATGCTGCTCGACTTCATCGGCAGCAAGGAAGCTCCCAAAGGCTACGATACCGTCTATGCCAACCGCATGGATCGAATGCCGAAGCCCCTCACGTCCATGACGATGAAGGAGGTCCTCGATCAGGGGAAATGGCGCACGAAGACCTTCGGCTCCTCTGCCTGTGGCCGCTACCAGTTCATGGACGCTACCCTTCGGGATTTAGCCACCGAACTCGACCTGAAGGCTGAAGATCGGTTCACGCCTGACTATCAGGACCGGCTTGGCCTGCATCTGCTCCGGCGCCGCGGCTACGACAAGTGGGTGAACGGACAGATCTCCGACCATGGCTTCATGATCAGCCTGGCCACGGAGTGGGCGAGCTTCCCGGTTCCTTACCGCATGAAGGGCGCCCACCGGACCGTTGAGCGGGGCCAAAGTTACTACGCTGGCGACGGTCTGAACAAATCTCTGGTGACTGCCGAGGCTGTGGAGGCTGCCCTGACAAAGGCTAAGGGTGCCGCTGGCGAGGCTCCCCTTCCGCCCCCCCGGCCTGTCCCGCCGCCTCCGGACATCGAACCCGCTCCGGTTCCCGTCTCCCAGCCCGCCACATCAGGCGGGCTTTTTGCTGCCCTCAAAGGCTTCCTTGAGGCCCTCTTCGGAAAGAAAGCGTGATGCCACCCATCATCGGATTGCTCCTCCAATACGCTCCTGACCTGATCGGCATGTTTGCCGGCGACAGGACCGGCCCTGCGGCCGGGAAGGTTGTGGATGCTGCCAAGGTCATCTTCGGCACGGACGACCCGAAGGCCGCGCAAGCGCAGATCGAAGCCGACCCGAAGCTCGCTGAAGTGTTTGTCGAGCAGGCCAGGACGGCGCTTGAGGTCTTCCGGCTGGAGATCCAGGACATCCAAGACGCCAGGGCGCAGACCCTTGCTCTCAACAACAGCGGCTCCGTCATGGCCTGGGGCGCTGCGATCGTTTCGGTTTTCGTCACCATCATGTTCGGCGGGGCGCTGTACTTCGTCCTGGCGAGGTCGATCCCTTTTGATGAGCGGCAAGCCACTATCGCGAACATCCTGCTCGGCGTCCTCGGCGCGGCACAGATGCAGGTCATCAACTATTGGCTCGGCAGTTCGTCGGGCTCCAAGCGATCAGGCGATGCCGTGAGAACCATTGCCGAGCGGGCCATCGCTGAGACCGTCCTGCCGCGCAAGGTGAGCTGAACATCATGGGCAATGCCGCCAGCCTACAAGACACAGCCCTGACCCTCGGCGGTCTCCTCTTCCTCCTCGGCGGTCTCTTCACCGTCCTCAAAGTTCGTGACTGGCTCGATGCCAGGATCAAGGCCGAGGCTGAGGAAGCCTGTCGAGAGGCGAGGGACGCTTCCGCCTCGGCTAAAGCTGCCCATGAAAAGGTGGCGCTTCTGCAATCCGCCCTGACGGCCTACCGCGAGACACAGGCCGAACGCCTTGTCTCAAGGGAAATCCTGAGGGAGGTGGAGGATCGGCTGACTGGAGCCATCGACCGTCTCGGGGATCGCTTCGATGGATTGCTGCGCGAGGTGATCAAGCAGCGGCGGGAGTAAGCAGGAACTTAGAACGTCATTTTGCCGTCAAGGTTTAATGGCCAAGGTCCGGCCCATTGCAGTAGCGAGTAACTATACTACGCGGAAGCATTGCAAGCGCCCCGCTGGCTCACGCTGGCGGGGCTTTTGCCTCCGGCTCGGCATAAAGCGCCTCCGGCTTGCGGCCATAGTTCACATCGAGGATGAACTTGCTCACCCGCTCTTGCCATTCGGGAAGGTGAGGGTAGCAATACATAGCTCTGGGATGCAGGGCATAGGCCGGCATGGCATTGGGCTTCTCGCACTCCCAATCCTCGGTTAACCGGTCCACGGCCTGGTAGACAGGGTACGTCTCTCCCAGCTTCTCGATCAGCTGCGCCTTATCGAACCGGCCCTGCCGCCCGCACTTGATACACTCCACGACCAGCTTTGGGAGAGGGTAGTGCCTGAGCTGAAACGTTCGGTCGTAAGTCTTGGGCATAATTCCACCGCGTCAAGAACAAATCGGGAACATGCTCCTCTGAGGCGTAGAGAGTCGAGCCTCATAAAAGGGCAGGGGACTGGTGGCTGTGGAAACAGTGGACAGCAGTTTGCTTTCGCGTCGCATCTCTCGCGTGCCGCAGCTTCTGTGTCGACTCCATGTTCGCATCAGCAGGCAACGAAATTCTATAGGGCCGCATGTGGGCCCGACAAACAAGCCGACCTGCACCGGATTAACCCAGAACTGGAAGTCCCCCGGAGATCGCTGGCGGAACAAAGCTAAGCCGCCGGTAGTTGAGGCTGCCAGATTTGGTCATCGGAGGGATGTGCATTGTCTCTAGCTCTCGCCAGTCGCTCAGACCGATCAACCGCCAGCAAGAAATGGGATACTGAGATGCTGGCATACGTTGGGGCGCTTCCAGGAACGGCGCTGGGATGCATGTACGAGATCTACGAAGCCCTCTCTCATGACATAAGCACGATCGAGTCATTTGCCGAGATCTTGGGGGAAATCACAGCGGCCGCGCTCGTAGGTGCAGCTTTGTTCGCCGCAGTCTCTGCCATTCGCAATAGGCGTTTGGCCTCCTAAACTCACCGGGGACAGGCAGCGGTGTCGTGGGAGTGGGTAGTCTGCTAGCGACCGGCTCCAGTATTGAAGAAAAGATAAGCAACTATCGCCGCGCCGGCGATGAGGAGCACGGCAATGGCAGTCAGAGTGGGCCAGCCAATTCGGGTTTCCCGTGCCAAGCGTTCTTTCAGCTCATGCCGCTTCTGATCTAGTGCCACATCCGTCTCTTGCTGCCCGTAAACCATTGCTGCCCCGCTAGAGATGATGCATCTCCAGCAAAATTCGCCAGGTGCGCCCTTGTCTCAGTCTAAGGGGTCGTCCGACCTAGGGGCCAGACCTTAAGAACACAGAGGGGTGCGGCACTGCGTCGTTCCAAGCCTATGGCGTCGAGGCAGAAGGGAGGGTTGAGGCCGATGGGCAGGGAGGCAGGGCTTGGACACTGCATCTCTGGGAACGGGATCCCGGCGCTCTGGCGTTGAGCTACCCCCTGTAGGGCCAGATATTCCTCCACGGCACCGCAAACGCAATTGTACTGAGGGGG